CTCGGAATTACCACGGCAAATCATCGTGCTTTCGCCCAGCAGTTTATCGGAGAGACATCTTCGGGTAATGCGGGAACGGGCGTTTCGCTTAACGCCAGCCTCCGTCCCAGCCTACTTTCTACGCTCGATCTTCCAACCCATATGAGAAACGGCGGCGTGTTCACCGGTGCGCAGGGGATGTTGGACAATGGTCTCAGCTTTGAAATGTATAGTCCGCAGTACTGGGCAGGAAAGACGAAGGCAGAATTCTACAGATTCCTGAGTCAGCTTTCTGAAGACGAAAGACAGTTTGCTGTTGGCACATATGAGGACACCAATGGCAACATGCACAATCTGACACCCTTTGCCGTTGATTCTTGGGCTAATGATAACACCACTCTTGGTGCTGTTTATATGTTGAACGCTCCGAATGCCGGTTTTGACGAAAGGTACAATGTCCCGTCTGTTTCGGGTAACCCGAATTATCGCGGCCTTCACTTTATGCTCGGTACGTTTCTTCTGAACTGCGCTGAGGCAATGAACCTTAAGTCGAAGAAGAAGAGCAATATCTATAAAGATTATACCTATGCTCTGGAGGACGAGAAGAGCCGGAAGGAACTCCAAAACCTTCAGTCTCTGTCTGCACAACAAGTTCTTGATCCAAACGCCGTGAACATGAGCGTCAGGAAATTCAAGAACGCATACGCAAAGGCTTTGTATGATCTCTACAATACCGATGACGGCCACAAGGAAGTTGGGTTCTCGAAGCCGATGTGGTACATGTTGGCGAATCATGTCGTGCAGAAAATCATGGTTCGTACAAATGACGGACAGATTATCGCAATTCCTTATGTCGAATTTGTTGACGGATCTGTTGCGAATAACCCGGTCTTTGCCCAATTGCAAAACAATGTCGCAGAGGCTTGGATTGATGTTATGTCGATTGAAGAGATTGGCTCTTCGCTCCAGAATGAAATAAGCAAGCAAAGGCAGCTTAATAGAGGAACAATCGGGCGTGGGACCAACGCTAACGGCCAGCTTGAAACAGCCGCCGATGTGAATACGCGCAACAGGGCCTGGACAACTGCGGCATTTGATGAATTCCGCCGTTCTCAACCAGATGAAAATGCGGCAAGACTTGCTCTGTCTCGCTCGATATCTTCCGTTTCCATCGCCCCTCGCAGAACCGTTCTTATCTCTACTCCTGATATCAGAGAGGGTGGCAAGCCACATCGCGTGAGAACATCTGTAAGGAATGCAGAAAAAGCTGCTGCGATTGCCGATGCAATCTCCAAGAGGAACACGAAGAAGAGCGGACGTGGCACACCGTTGTTCGTTCAAATCTTTGGGCAGGATATCACAGAAGAAAACGCAAGAATCAAGAGAGAGATAGATGGGCTGATCGACTCTGACTGGCATCAGAAGTTCTTCGAAACGCCTTCTGTTAAGGGACGCCCAATCTCCGTTTTGGTTAAAGCCAGCGCTTCTGATGTTGACATTATGAACGCCTTGAAGCTTTCTTCTGAAACCGGCGTCTATGTTACTTTTGAAAGCAACAAGCAATACGGCGAGACGATGGCGAAAGCCTCCGAGTATGGCACTCTTCTGGAAACGTCTTCGGCTCATGGACTTTATTCTCTGCGTGTTATTCCGTTCTCAAATGTTGAAGAAACGAATTTCATTGCGCCGAGAGTTGCCAGAGGTGACAAGTTTGTTCTCGGCATTTTCTCGCCGTTTATCCACGCGCAAGATGGTCATGGTGAAATAAGTTCTGCTGACCAGTACCTTTCGCAGACTCCGATCTTCGAAGAAGAGAACTTCGACCAAATCATGAATGGCCCTGTTCTTACCCCTGCGGAAGTAAACAATCTGCTTATAGAAAAGGGCGTCACTGCTCCGCAGCCAGGTCATTTGCTTACCGAAGGTGATATGGCAAGCCTGAATATCAACGCCTCTGATAAGAACGTTCTGGGATCAAGCGGCGCCTCCTATCAAGGCAGCTACCTTCGCGCTATTTCGAATTATGTTGCCAACATCGACCTTCTCCAGGGCAATAACCTTGCCTTTGATTTGACTCCAAATGACGGTCTTGTCTGCGTTGGTTTTGCCCGGAGAAGAGAAGGCTCCGATATCCTTGAGCCGATTATGGTTGGCCCGGTCTCGATCCACGATACGCTTTCTATCACGTATGACGAGCGCAACAAGAACAAGCTTGGCGTCCACAAGATCCAGAGCGCAAAGGGGAGCTTTAACCGTGGCGGCTCTCAAAAGTTCTACGTGCAGCTTGGCGGCGTCAAGGTTGAAGTCAATATGCCAAGCAAGCTTGGTGTTACTTCTGAAGCTGATCATCATTCTCTGTTCACACAGGCTTCCAACCGAGCATTCAATGGTGGAACAATCTATATGGATGTTTCTAACAACGGCGGCAAGACGCCTGGCAACGATCAGACAAACTTCGCCCTGTTCTATTACTGGATGAAGAACACCGACACAGCGTACAACCTGTTCATAGATCCAGATACAAGACAGATCAAACAGGGCGTTGTAAACAACGGTCTTGCTCCAGACGTTTTCCGTGCTTACGTGACTGATTATAAATACAACAGAGAGCTTTGTTCCGCCATTCTGCAGGGAAAGATTTCCTTCAACTTCTTTGCGGATCCCAAGCAGCGGGCGCAGTTTGACCGTGTTATCGGGGCGTTTGCAAGACGATGCCTTGCAACGAACACAAACCTGCTTGAAATTGTAAGCAACTTCTCCCTCCGGAATACAAACAATTCTCAAGACGTATCTTCCTGGGAAATGATTTCCATGGATAGCATGCCACATGCTTTGTCCTGCCTACCGAATGGACTGAACGAAAACGATATTGCAATCCTGTTCCACGCAATATCGCCGAAACTTGTTTCACTTAACCTGTCCAATGATATCGATGTTATCAGAGCAACGCAAAACGGTGGCGAACTTCCGCGCTTCACAAGAGACGGCCAGATCCTAACGTTCTACAATGGCAAGCCAACATACATGCTTGCTGCTCTGGATCAGGCCACATATGATTCCAGAAACAGCGTATTCGATAATTTTGAAGCAAGAGCCAAGGTCGGCGAAAAGCCGGACACTTTGCTGGCCTTCTTCAATGGTATCGATGACAATGCAGATTACGATCAAATGCGCATGGAAGCCGCTTTAGCCTCAGGGTCTAACCTGACTGAAGTTTCCGCTTACTATGCGAAGAACAAGGTAAATACAACGAAAGAACTTCTGCGCAGCCAGGATCTGAGGAACATCAGAAAGGCTTCGTATTTTGCCGGTATGGAAGATCTTGTTTCCGAGAGCGAGAAGTCTGACCTCGACAATCTTATTGCTTCTCTCCATAAGGCTGACCTCAGAGGGGCAAAAGAGAGATTCTTCAGAAACCATATCAGCATTATCACCGCAGATAGAAGCAACCCCGGAATCTGGGAAGACCAGCAGATGCGCAGAGATCTTGGTCGCATCAAGGCCAAATTCAATACGTCTAGCTGGACTGATCAAGATGCGGTTGATTTCCAGAATTGGGTTGAAAGCCTCGTCAAACGTGCTTTGGGTTATGCCCCAGGCAACAACAACAAGAACGATGAACGAGATGGCTTCACAGAGAAGCAGCTTCGCAAGGCAATAGATTTCATCGAAAGATCTCTTGACGACGGCTATTTGTTCGACATGAGCAAGCTCGGTGTTGGTTCTACTGACTTTATCATCGACAGAAGCGGCGCAAACGATGTGAGATACGTTGTGCCCATTGTCACAAATGAAGACGAGAGATGGATCAACGATCTTAAAAATGGCGTCTCCTATGCGACACAGCTCGACAAAAGTGCTTCTGATTGCAATACCCTTATTGAGGCGCTTAATACGTCTGGAGGGAAAACGGTCCAGAAGAAGGCTGTTCTTAATATGATTGAGTCGCTTGCCATGGACGCTTATCCGAGAGACGCGATCAATACCGGCTGGGCAAAGGGCGCCGATTACATCATCACCCTTCTTCGCGAGAACCAAGATATTGTTGCTGAAATGGGCGGCGGAGAACTCCTTGCTGATATCGCTGCAATGTCCAGAGAGAATCAACAGATTCTTGAGGCCAAGCTCGAAAAGATGACCAGCCGTGGTATGCGATCCGTTGAGTCTGCTTACTTTGCCAACGGCAAGATGGCTACAGAAAGCGGCAAGATAGACGACAGCATTGAACGTGTTCTTAATAATCTTTGCGAAATGGCAAAGCTTATGAAGATCGCTGAACCGATGCTTCTGCCAGCCTCTGTTATCGAAAGACAGGTCTACACGAGGCCCACAGACTTTATGGTCACAATGGGTATGCTTGGGTCTGTTTCTCCGTATCAATCGCAGGTGAACGAGAAGTTTTCCACAACAGGCGGGAAAAACGGAACAAAGAGATGGCTGAAGTTTTCCCGTGCAACATCTTACAGAAATGATGTCAAGCAAGTGTTCAACCAATTCAAACTGTTGAACATGTACGGCACGACAGACTTCATGATGGAAGATCTGAAGAATCAGTCTGATATCATCTCTTATCTCGCCTCTAAGAAGAATGACCCGAACCTCCTCACAAAGCTTTCCAATACCGCATATGACTGGGCGGCCGGCAAGGGTATAGGATCCAGGATTCAGGTTCACCTGTTCTTCAATAACCTTATCCGTCTCATGTCTCTCGATAAAAGATTTGATTGGTACTTCCAGCCGTCGCGAAACAGCACAGCAGAAAACCCGATAACCAATATCGAAGAGATCATAGCTGCAGATCCGGCGAAGTTCTTCCTCAGCTGCTTCGCTACAGACAGCGACCTTAACTTTGTTGCCAAGCAGGCATACAACGTTTCACTCCAGGGAGACGCCGCAGCCAAAACGATTTGGTCTGTTATGTACTATGAGACCTGTGCGCAGCACCCTGCCTTCAGGGCAATGAACACCATTTTCTTCTCACCATTTGTGCAGTATGGTTTTAATATTGCTAACAGGCACCTGAACAGTATCGCTCCTATCTCTACATTGAATTACCTGCTCGTGAGCCTTGGCGCGAAGAGCGACCTTCGTATTCCGTGGCTGAAGAGCCAGGGCGAAACAATGCGGCTCAAGGACCTGAACCTTGAAGATGCCCAAGTTGCAGCAAGCCTGAAAGAGGCCATGCAAATTGACATTTCAAGAATGGGAACGATGTTCTTTGCAATGCTTCTCGTCAGCATGTCTGGCGCTCTCCAGCCACCGGATGATCCCGACAAGTGGGGCAACATTGATGAATGGCTCATTTTCGGCAATAGAATTCAGATGAACTGGTGGGTTCAGGATATCCTTGGCCCAGCCCTTGGCTATGCTGCGGCGCTTGTTTCCGTACAAATGGGCAAGCCTTGTCCCGATGTCTTCTACAACAATCTGTTAAGCTGCCTGTATGCCGACCCGCTGATGCGTGCATCTGATGGTATCAACCTTCTGTTCAATCCTTATGGACAGTATATGGAGGAATACTACAACGACATTGAGCGCTTCAGCAACACCAAAGACAGTCAGCCAACACCGCTTGAAGTTTTCGGCGCCGACCTTGCCGTAGGCACAATGAGCACACTGTTCTCGTTCATTACACCGGCTATTGTCAGAGACATCTATCGTGAATCTCAAGAGTATGAAGTTTCTTATAAGAATGTTTATAAGACGGACCAATATGGAAACATTCTCTACGACGAAAATGGTATGCCGGTTGGAACGGAAAAGGCAACATATCTCGACCAGAAGATTCGCAAAGCAACAAGATCCAATCCTTTCTTTGCTCTTGCCATGGATGCAATCAGGGGAGGAAAGGGCACGGGCTATCTCGCCAGCGAAATGCCGAGAACTGTCTATTACGATCCAGAACAACTCAGCAGCTATCAGGCCCTTTCTCTCTATTATGTAGATGAATATGGCAACACTGTTCAGAAGTCCGAGCAGGAATGCCAAGCGATTGCAATGAGTATTATTAATACGCTGCTTAGCTATGACGACATGGATGCTCTCGCCTCCACTGGATTCTGCATGCCGATAGAGACAATCCGCTATGTAGATGATATCGTTTGGGATATTTATTACAACCAGAAGGAACTCTATAAGCAGATGCAAGATAATGGTAATCTCGACCCGGCCATTCTGGGTGGTGGAGATTACGAACTCGGCAAGGCTGTGCTCGACGGTCTTGATAAGGAGTTCGACAACCTCTATCAATTCTGGTCAGATTTCCATTATAACAAGCTTTGGTCCGATCAAATGAAGGCCGGCATCCAAAAGTACAATAGATGGGCAACCAGCTATGCTCCAGATGCAAACGGCGATTATTATGCCACCGGTTTTCGTCGTGGTATAACAAATCTTGTTATGCCTTGGAAGACCGCTGAGGGTACGCTTGAAGACCCAGCTCAAACACTTGGTTATTACGAAGATTGGAATTCTCCATCTGCGGTGACGGGCAACAGCCTTGGCGGACGAGTTCTTGTCCCTGTGCCAGATACCAATCTCAAGGTTCCAAGTTTTGATAGTCTGGCCAGCGATGGTAATGGCGGCGGATACAGCAATTCGTATCCCAAATACATGAAAGCTTATTCCAGCGGTGGTGGCGGCGGCCGGACAAGCACATACACGGCGCATCCGAATATCTCACTACCGTACCTGAGAAGCCCGAACCTTGACGGCCCTGTTCGCCCGAACAGCGGAACGAGAGCTACGAGCAATATTGACCTTACGATGATGTATATCAGACCTCAGTTTGAAACCAAGGGCAGTAGGCAAGCCTATCGTAGAGAGGATATCTAATGGAAGAAAATGTTTTGAGGTGGCCTGAGATTGAACTTGATGCCCTCAAGGAAGAAGCCAAAGAGACAGCTAAAATCTTTGACGACAAATACCGTAGAGCTAAATCTACGATGGAGCAGCGGACGAGGCATCACGATGCCTTTGCCCGCATTTCCCACATGCAGAATCTGTATGATAGGAAAGAGGATATTTATTCAGAGGGCAGCACGCAGGCTATCAAACGCAAGCTGCGCCAGCAAACTATCCAGCGGGTTCCAGACGGAGAGATTGTTACCCAGTATGACAAGAACTCTATTGAACAGGTTGAGATTGAATATATCTTCAACCACAAGGTTCTTACGTCTGAGTATGACGGAATCAATATGCTCAATAACCTCAGCCGGACTTTTTCTGCGTCATATGACTATGGATACGGAGCAGTTAGAACCGGTTTTGAGAAGGACCTCGATGGAGATATCCGTATATCATATAAACAAATACAGTGGAACAATATTCTCCCGGCTCCTGACTGCGACTTCATTGAAGAAGCGGAATGGTATATTGAACGTGACTATGTGAGCCGGTCTTTCCTTGAGAGTCTCATTGACTGGAATGCCGAAGGTGAGCCAATCAAAGACAAGACGTACAACGAAAACGTTGTAAAATGGCTAATAGATCACAAAATCAAAGACGGCCCGATGATCAACTCTGTTCCTCTCGCCGATCGTCGCAACTGGAGTTTGCCTGTAGAGTCCATTGAAACATGGACACTCTACAAGCGTGGTTGGCACGAATTCAAAACCTATGTTCCTTCTATTCAATGTGTTCTTCGGACTGTCCCGAACTATGATCCGCGCAAGGATGTTCCAATTCATTTTATGATTCTTGAGCCAGACCCAGAATTTCCGCTGGGCTGCTCTTGTGTCATGTGGACGATGGCCCAGCAGCAGTTTGCTGATGCGTTCCAAACCGTCGTTTACGACGAACTTCTTCTTGCTGCCAACCCTCCGCTTATGGGTTATGGATACTCGACACCGCCCAAGATTGCCATGAGGCCAAGAAGCTTCTGGCCAATGGGTACAAATCCAAATAATAAAATTGAGAAGTTCCCTGTTGAAACCACAACTCTCAGCCAATATGGTTCTATTCTTCAAAACGTATCTGCTAATATGATGCGCAATGTGAACGTTACAGATGGAACTATTGCATCTGACGCAAAGGTTGGGCATTACTCCGGAACTCCGCAGGGCGTTCAGGCTCAACAGCAGGACAAGACAATCACAGTCAACCAATACCAAAAGCAGGTTGAGATCTTCTTTAGCGCATGGGCGAACCATGCTCTTCGTTCATATCTTAATGCTATGGGCGGCGTGCAGGAAATGACGGTTGACGAAGAAACTAGACGCAAAATTTGGGATATTGAAAAGGCCAATGCCGAAACAGATCCACTTACTGGAGAACCAATACCAGTAGGCAAGAGCCTTATCAATGGGAATAAAATATCCATTGATTTCAGCGCCTTGAGTGTGGATATGCTTGAATTCAAAGTAAGAGCAGGATCTCTCATTCAAAGCATGAAAGAAGAGGAACGTAAGAATATTCAAGAACTTCTTGTTCCCATTTCTCAAATGCTTCCTGCTGTTTCAGAAGAGAACAGAAAGCCATTTGAGGAAAATATTATGGAGCTTATGCAGCGTATGTGTGAGCTTTCCAACATCACCCTTTCTAAGTCCACTGCTGAAAACATTCATGAACAAGTTCTTTTGGATGCCATGCAAGCGACCATGACTGCGGTTCAAGCGCAGCAACAGCAGATTGAAGCTCTTGCTAGCGCAATTATGCCTCAATCGGGTGAAGAACCCGCTCCTGAGGGCCAGGGTCAACCGATTCCTGGCGGCCCCGCTGCCGTCCCGCCAACGGAGGTTCCTGCCGAGTTTCCTCCAGCGGCGGGCGGTAGCCCAGTAATGTAAACCCCATATACATGTCATTTATTTGACATGAGAATATATGGTGTTTATAATTGCACCGAAAACTCGGTGCGCATATAAATGGCAGTAGTGTCTATTTAATCAAAGGAGAGAAACTATGGCACAGCCAATCCGCCCCGAAGTTTGGCAGCAGGGCATCGAAGACAACACAATGCTGCCAGGCCGGAATGTTCTGAAGTATTTCAAGGGCAGCAATCCGGCAATCAAGTCCATCGCCAACTGCGCTGAGGCTTGCAGAGTCTGGGATATCGTCACCACTGACTATATCACCGACTACGATGATCGTCGTATCAATGGTCACAACAACGTCACTGGCGCTTCCAACTTCAATGAGAACGGTCGCGACGGTTGGGGCGCCTCTGCTTATGGCGTCTTCCAGGACGTGCGCATGACCTCTCGTCTGTATGACATGAGCCGCCATCGTTCTATGGCTATGCGCGTGTTCGACGAGATGCAGTTCTCCGGTCCTATCGGTTCTTGGGGCACCGCTACCAGCTCCAATGTCATTACCAGCGGCCAAGCCCTGATGAAGACCGCCGAGCAGCTGAGCCGTGCTCGTACCCGTTGGGAGCAGGAAGTTCTTGCCCCTGATATCGACAAGTATTGCCTGTTCGCCGTCATGAATGGCCACATGTCCGGTCGTCTGGTTGGCACTACTGCCGCCTATAATGATCAGGTGTTTGATAGCGATGCTTCCCACTATCAGTGGATTGCCACTCCTGGCATGGTCCAGGGCACCTACACGGAGCCGCAGTTTGCTCCTATTCACTGCATTGAGTGGGATGATCAAAACATTCCGCTGCTGCTGAATACCATCTCTGTGACTTGGAACAACCTGTATCTGCCTCAGGACAACCGCATCATCCTGATGGATGAGATCTATCGTTACCAGCTGATTCAGGCTCTGACCGGCCAGGGCGTCCCCGCCACCGAGGCTGCTTACGCTGACATTCGCGACGGCTCCTTCACCAAGCTCATGGGCTGGACCTTTGCGTTTGACATTCCTTCCGCCTACTGGCCGACCCTGTACGTGGACGACAACCTGAACGTTGTTCACTCTGCCGCCGGTACTATGATGTCCGACCAGCGGATCAACTCCATTCAGGGTTCTGGCAAGTACGCCCTGCTGCAAGAGCTTGTTGCCGCTACCCGCATGGGCGAGACCAACTGGATCCGCACTGACTGGGATCCCACCGCTAACTCTGGTGCTGGTGGCTTCGTGAAGAAGCTGTCCAACTATCCTCTGGGCTTCCCCGGGTTCAATCCTTGGACTGTTGGCGATCCCGCCGTCACCACTGCTCCTCATGCCCGCACTGTTGGCGATAAGGTTATTGTCTCCGTTAATCCCGATGTCGCCTTCGGCACCGACTACGCGCATCAGACCATGACCTATCCGTTCACCGGTCCTGGCGCTGGCTACGGTCTCAAGCCTCATGGCGCCACTGCTGGCACTGGCGAGGGAGCTGCCGCCACCGGCCCTGTTGGTACTCCTGCTCTGGTGAAGACCATCGGTCTTGCTCTGTATATGAATGCTGCTCAGGCCTCTCAGGAGTACAGCTCCATGGTCACCGACGAAGGCCGTACTCGTGGCAAGTTCACCGAGATGTGCTACGATGTGAAGTACGACGCTTGGGTCATTGAGAAGTACTCCGCCGGCATCATGCCCATCATCGACGTGGAGCCTAACACTGGTACGTTCTCCATCCCGGTGTCCGTGATCTCCATGCCCAAGGAGAACGGCGATTCTCAGAGCAGCTAGTCTCTGCGTAGCGTAACACCAATAGGGGCTGCTAGGCACCCAGCCCAGCAGCCCCTTTGATTAGGAGATTGAAATGGCAAAAGACACTCTTCTCTTTTCCGATATTGCCGACAACGCAGCTACGCAAAATCCCGCATGGCGTAAACAGGGAAGAATAATGCAGGATCAGCAGCAGGACGCAAGAGTGAGACGCTATCAAGAAGCAACAGCTGGAGCGACACCAGAAGAGCGTCGTTCTAAAATTGCATCAACACCAGAGGTTATGCAAGCGCATGACCAATATAAGCAGGCATACGAAGATCGAGTTCGAGCTGGTGCTGAAAAGGCAAAATGGGAACGAGTTAAAGATCTCGACGATGTAACATCATGGATTGATGACAATGGTTTTTATCACGCCCAAGACAATTCTGCTTATGGCCAATCCTCGGTTATTGAAAAAGCTGAAAAGGATGCTCTCGGCGAATATTACGGGTGGGACAAAGATGACGAAGGAAATTGGATTGAAGACAACGGCCTTGGCCGATGGACTCTTCCTGGCTCCGACAGCAGAGGCAGCACTTCTGGCGATTATTATTCTTACGGAGATTTCTTAGGAAAATGGGGAGACGATATTATCAGGTCAAAATATGATCTTGACTCTGATTATACAGGCGCAAAAGATCTCGCTGACTCTACCTATAGCCAACGTGAATTCGAGCTTACTAGACCTAAAACAAACGGTGGCCTCGGCCAATATTGGCGCGAAGATGAAAACGGGAATATCGTTTATGACGGTATTACCAATCGTTATCTAGGAACAAGTTCTTACTATGACTCTGCGGGAAATCTTTATGTTAATCCCGTTGTTAGAGATAGAGACGGAATGGCCGTAGCTTTCAAGGAGCCAGATGTTTCTGACGAGAAATTCTTACGTCTTGTTCTTGGTGATAAAAATCTGCCAGTTGCCTTTGATCGCGGCGAATCGAGAAGCAGCTGGAGAACCGCACCGTATGAGGCCCTTATAACGGGCGGCAAAAAGTCTGCCTATGGCGGCCAGTTTGAAGGCTCCGCCGTTGGTGATCTTTCCAAGCTGATGACGAGACAGGGCCGTGGCTTTTTGCCCGGAAATTCAAGTCAGCTTTCCGCTGAAGATCAAGCTGAACTTATGGCGGAAGAAATCGCCGAAATTGCCAAAGCGAAAGGCATCGATGTTTCTACTGACGAAGGTTATGATCAAGCGTATGACATTTTAACCGGAGCAGCTGATTATAACAATGCCCTTTCGCTGTATGGAATGATGGCTCCAGGCCGTCGCGTAACCCCTGAATGGAAGAAGACCTGGTGATAAACAATGGGCGTTGTTGTTCGAGATAGCGTATGGTCTGGGCTAGGCGACGAAGGCCAGCAAAGACTTATTAATTATGCCGCTACTCATGGCGGAGGAAATCCCCAGATTGTTGGGCAAGATGCTATTGGAAATCTGACAAGCACCCACGTTCCAACTACAGGCGGTGATACCGATCCTGAGGACCCCAAAATCAGGTATATCTACACTGGCCCGAATTACGCTCAAATGATAAACAACGCACTTGCTGCTGGCAAGCGCGGGGCAAAATATATGCCAGATTACTACAAGGGACTTGGAGAAAATGCTGGCAAAGATCTCGAGGCTCAAAGAGATCTGCTTGATAAAAACAACGACCTCGCGAACGATGCGTTTAAGAAGAACATAATTCGTCAGGGGAGAATCAACGATGATGCCTGGTATTCTTTTAGAGAGCGTCTGCAAAACTGGGGCATGCTTAACAATACACAAACCGGTCCGAGCGGGAGATACGGCTCTCTCTATGAAATGATGAACGGTCTTACGAATAAGACCTACGATCAGTTCAATATGAACAACCTGGCAAATTTTCGTGAAGGTTACAATACCTACGAAAATCAAAAAGTTGACACGCTTAACGCCAATGCAAATGCCGATATGCAAAATGCTATCAACCTTCAGTCTTCTCTGCGTAATCTTGGGTTACAGTATGATAACGCTGTTGAAGAATACATTGAAAGCATCTTCTCGCAAATCGGATCGTATGGCGACAAAAAGTACACCGATGGCGATGGCGGATATACCCAGGCTGGCAAAGATTACATTGCAAGCCTCGGTCTTGGCGCGACCGTTGGCAACGACGGCAAGATTCATGTGGACCGTAATGCTGCCGGCCTAAATGATATGCTTACGCAAGCACTCGGATACAATACTCTTACATTAACCTCTCCACAGTATGCTGGGTATCGAAGGACTCTCGACGAAACAAACGGGACACTGCAGAGAAAGTCTGATACAATACAACGGACGAAAAGTCAGAAAACACTTTCCACTCCTCAAATTTGGGCAGAGCTGGAAAATAGGTACGGTTAGGAGATTATGATGACTAAAGGTAGACCAGCGCCAGGCGGATATGGAAATTCCCTTGCCGCACTTGGCGCCAAAGGTGGAAAGCTCAGCCCTGAGATGTTGGCAAGGATTATGGCTATGCTCAAGGCTCAACAAGGCGGCAGACCTCCAATGCCTATGGGAGGCGGCATGCCAGGTCCTATGATGGGAGGTAGATAGCAATGGCAGACGATGCGACACTGAAGGAATCCGTTCGCAAACAAGTTAAATCGGACCATCCAGCAGCTGGCATAACCGGTGTTTCTTCTTATGACAAGGAAGGAAACTTTATCCCCGGCTGGACGCAAGCGAAGGAAATGCTCGACTCTAATCCAGTTCTCAGCCTTGCTTCATACGCTCTGCCAATCATTGGCACAGCTCGTGGTATTGATGATTGGTGGACCAAAAGACACGACGACAACGAAGCGAATGATAACGAAGCTTGGCTGGATCTTGCCCTCGCTGCTGCTGGGATTATCCCTGGCATTGGCTCTCTTGCTGGTGTTGGCAAGGCTGCAAAGATTGGCGCAAAAGCAGCAAAGAGTGGCGGAAAATTCGGAGAGACTCTTGGGGGGATATTTGGCAAGTCTGGTACACTCGCTGGTCGTACCGCCGGAGCTGCCGACATCGCTGCTGACGGATCTCTTTTGGGAAGCCGCGCTGCTGGCGCACGACAATTCAGGGAAGCCCAAAGAGCGTTTGACACTGCAAACGATGCTGCAACAACGGCTGCTACAAATCTCACCGATGCAGAGAGAGCGCTTCGTATTGGCGAAAACGGTGCTCTCAGCGGAACGGCTCAGGATGCCCTCGCCGGAGCAGAGCGCCAGTTACTTGATGAGGCAAACCAAATTTCGAGACAGGCCACACAAACATTTGGTGCTCCCGAAAGAACGTTTGCCAATGCAGATGAAGCAGCCGCCTATATCCTCGACCAAGATGCTCTTCGTGTCGCCCAAGAGTCTCGCGCCTACCGTCGGCCTTTCGAAGAGGCGAGACAGGCTTACGACGACTTGGTGACCGATGCCTATAGATATGATAAAGTAAAAGCGACGCCGGATGTTGCTCAAGCAGCACGTCCGATGACAAGATATGTTGCGGAAAATGCTACGAACGCCGCCGATACGGCGCTCATAGATCGCTTCCTTTCTTTACCCGGGCTTAGAAACACAGCAGCTGGTCAACAGGCCACTCAGCGTGTTGCGCGGAATGCAAACCTTCCGCTCGACGCAAGACTCGATGAAACCATTGGCAATGCTTTGCGCGAAGCACAGAGGCTCGACGCCAGTACAGCCCGTGAGCTTGAAGAGTATATGCGCATGAATCCGGCGCTTACTAGAAGCACACAGCAAACTATTCGCGCTTATGACGAAGCTCTTGCCGCGAGAGACGCAGCAAGAAGAACAACCGAAGCAGCCAGAACGGCAAGAACGAATGCAGACGCTACAAGAGATGCTGCGAGAACAGCACTTGAAGACGTCAGCGGCTTTGAGGGTCTTGACAGACTTTTGGGTAGGGATGTTGATACTATTGCTCGGCGTCTTCATAACCTGTCTGTTCTGTCCACCATGGCAAGACCGTGGCTCGGTGTTGCTGCTCAGGCTGTCAGCCCCAGGGCTTACGTCAATCCGTATCTCCCGACTACGGAATCCGGCGAATGGTCTCCGATCTATTAGGAGTAAGTTATGTCTCTCGGTATGACACCAGTCGAATTCGTAAAGCAAGTTTACTACGCCCAAGAGAAGGTCGTACTGGACTTCTATCCTACCGACGACAAATACAAGGAAGTTTTGTACGAGGCAAACCTGGTCCTCCAAGAACTCCAGAAGGAGGAGGACTGGGTTTGGCTCCGCACCGAGAAGATTCTTGGCACTACGGAAAAAGATACTCGGTTTTTCCCCGTGCCTGACAACTTCTACAAAGCCTCCACTCTCTTCGACGATGCTATTAGGTTCTATGCGCACAAGCCTCGCTGCAGCGATCCAATGTGCCGCAACTTCAACTATGCCGAAGGTGAAACAAGAAGCGACGGCTTGCCCTTCAGTTGGGACGATTGCAAGTGCCATTGCTTCGACCGCGCTCCATTCATTGTCGTGCCGTGGGTTCCTGCGGGTTGGCAGAATGATTTTGCGCAACGCCAGATGTCTTATATAACCAGACCGAACGTGCCAGACATAACTCTTGGCGCAACGGTTATGGATAATGGGGAAACGAATCTCAATTCGTTGGTTGGCAGAAGCGATAAAATAGTTTTCAGCCGCCCATTATTGTACCCCGAAATTGACAGAGTTGTGCTACTGCAATACCAGCGGCTTCTCCAGCCGTTCCATATTTGCACAGATTCCTGCCACGCTGTTCCATACCAAGCTCCTGATCCGGAACATCCAGGCCAGACAATTGAGAGCACAGAGATTTCATATGATCCAAACAACTGGCATCCTTGCTCAGAACTCGTTGACTCAAATGGAAATCTTAAGAAAGCGCTGACTGAAGTTCCAGATCCTTCCTATGTTGTGATTAGAACGGCCCAGTATCACGCCGAAGGTTCGCCGCCGGCTCAAGGACGTATTGCCGGTCTTCAAGACCAGGCGCAAAAACTTCTCTCCGCTATGCGTGAGAACAACCATGCAGCAACAACAGTTGACTACATTCCCAGCTGGAATCCCGGCTTCTGGATGGTGACGTAATGGCTAAGAAAAATAGCACAAAGACCGCGACTAAGGAGGCTTTGCAGAATTCGGAACCGAAGCTGCAAGCCTTCAGGTCGTGGAAGGGGATAAATTTCTCTGAGGTTTCTCCTTCTTGGAATACATACGTAGATGAAGTCTACACAAAGGATGTCCAGACAGATCTTCCTCCAAGCTATTTGCTCGTTCAGAATAATCTTAAAACCACACCGCAGGCTGCGCTTGAGGCTTCCTGGGCGCCTCGTGAGGTCATCAAGGGACCGTCACTCGTCAATCAATCCTACACAAGAATTGATGGAACTGCTCAACCTGTCTATAAGTTTACCGGCGTCAATCTCATGGATCACAAATATATTTATCTTGCAGGCAAAACACGCAAGGAAAATACTGGCGACGCCGCAACATATCACGATGATGCAATTCTGCGTGTCCCATATTATGGATCAGACCCAAGTGATGAAAACCAAACCTTTCTCCGTTTCGGCGAAACAACACCAGCAGTATATTCATTATCTAATGGTACTGTTACCGACATGCTTGTATACCTTGATACTATGGTTGTTATGACTGATACAGAGTACACGGTTAACGGGCAGATCCGGCATCACGGTGGCATATGGACATCCAACGAGGCTCCGTATACACATGACTTTCATACACTGTACAGCGGGTATCAATTATCTGCACAAACAGCCGTGACTGATAAGCCGACAATCGAAACACATGGCGATATCGAACTTAAGCAACAAGAAGACGATGATTGGATGGCGCAAATTGCTTGGTTCTATTGTCTCACCAATAGATTTGGCGCAACTGAACCGTCGAACTACGATCACGGCGAAGGCGTTACTTTCACGTATTTCAACATTGGTCCGTCTCAGTGGACTAATCAAGATTATGCTACAATCTCTGGAAGTATCACTGCCGCAAACTGGTCTGCTGCTGACGGGCAGCCAATTGGTGTCGATATCTACATGGTGATGAATGAGGCGAATTATCCTATCTTCGTCGGACATGCTGATGCCTATGAAGATCCAGACGACCCTACTAAAGGAAAATGGACATATGACTTTTATGGAGCTATGACAGATCTTACAGAGTGGTCTTCCGCTAATCTCATGGTCCCAGAAGACAACACAACCGGCGGTGTTCCAGCTGAATACATCGCCGAGATTGACGGCAGAATGTATTTCTGGGGTGACCCAGAGCATCCATACCGACTTTACATTGGTGGCAACGCTGGCAATGAACTATCGATAGCCCTTGGTGTCGGCGGCGCATATATCGACATTGAACCGGGTAGCGGCACGGAAATAAAACTTGTTGAGAAATACAAAACACAAGGCGGCTCAAGTATCGTCACTGTGCTTTGTTCCAATATCAACGGACGAAAACAAAGCCGCTACAACATCATAGAAACCAACATCACAACGACGTCAGAACTTTCAGTCGCCGGTTACATGGCAGAGGAGATCTCAAACGTTCTCGGCACAACATCACGCCACGGCGGTGGCGCATGGTCTGACGGCCTATATTATGTTACAAGAAATGGCCTGTACGTTACGACCATGGTTATGGAATACAATACACAGCTCCGCTCTGCTTCCGTCTCTGAGCCTATCAGCCCGGTCTTCGAGGAACAAAGCGGAACAGACATTTCCAATAGCTATCTTGTTTGCATAAACGATATTATTTATATGGCAACATGCACAAACCGGGAGCTATCAACTGATATTAGTTCTGAAATTGCCACAGACATAAGCAAATACAATTCTTTTATCTGGTGTTACGACACCGGGCTTAAGCTTTGGTATACTCTCCAGCCGACAATTCTCAAGGAGAATGGCGATAAGGTTACGCTTCTCCCATGCGGTTTGTTTGCGCAGGATCATGAAGAGTCGATGTATTATGGTCTTGGTGTCATTGATGCCGATCTCGGGTGCTACATTGTCCCATTGCTGAGCAACCAAGAAACGTTCGAAACAACGAGAGATAATCTCCAGCCAATCGAATTCATGTCTGCTGAGCTTGGCACCTCTTCGCCAAACACACAATGGCAATGGCTATGCCAATTGGAGTTTAACTTTGACTACTTTTACGGTGACATTGATATTGTTATTGATGGCGTTGATTATTATGGAAGACGCATGAAAATCACACGCCATGTGGAATCCCCGACGTTGCTCAAAGCGGATGGAACTGCGAATACACATGACAAGTTTCTCACTGCCTTGCCAGTTTACATTAGGGTTGACACCCTTGTGCGTTATTACCACATTACAATAACAGGTCATGCGATGTGCAGGTTGAACAATATTGTTGTTAGAACATACACACAAAGCAAGAAGATTGCTTTGCCATATGGGTTCAATGCAGAGCATGTGTATCCCGACAGATTCTCGCTTGAGGCAAAAGCAATGCACCATGCAGTACGTGACTACAACAACCTTGCCAAGCTTGCGTACACATATCGCCTGCCAGGAGATGAAGTCACATTCAAAGAAACTGCGAATGTAACTTAAAAATTGAAATAAGAGCAAATCTAATTAGACCTTATTTCAATTACAAGTGAAGGGGGACCTTGCGTCCCCCTTTCTTTCGGTTACATCTGTGTGACTTAAAGCGGTAGCTCATCCTGCTCCGGCTCTTCGTCTTCAGTGAACGGAACTATATTCCGAAACTTGCAGCTCATTTCTTGACTTGGGTGGATGTCCTCACACTTTTTCGCACAGAAATAGTGTCCTTTTTGCCAATCAATGATTACAAAACTAAGGCATCCGTAGCACCAGTATTGCTTAATCTTCGCTGGAATTTTGTTCTTCTTGCCCATTGTCTTCTCCAAGACCAGTGTACTCATTAACCGCAGCAGCAAAAACCCTATATTGCTCTGGATCGTCGATGTCATCAAGAGCCGTAACCACTGCCGACAACAACGCCACATGGCATTGTACGATTACCTTGAGAATGGTGTCTTGATCTTCATCCGCATAATTAGCAAGCACTGTTTTCATAAGCACCTGAGCAACGCCAAGCATATGCGCAAAAGAAACACCAGCACAGGCAATCTTCACATTACCCCTATCCTTTTCGGCATCTTTAACAACGGCCACAAGCAAACCGTCATTTTCTGTTACGTCTGCGATACCAAGCTTGTTTGCCAATTCTTCAGAACTCATATCTTCAAGCTTCTCCATCATTTCTTCCTCGCTTTCTTCACCGGCTTCCTGGGATTCACTTTGTCTGCCCAGTCGTCAGGTATAGTGGTATCGTTGTACATATTGATCCAGTCGTCAAGCTCCATGGTTACAAGCCATTTACAATTGTCTTTTCGATGAAAGACGCAAGGGGTTTCGCCATCTCTGGCGTCGTGTTTTGCCTGAGCGATAGCGTCATACAGATTGAGTCGTTCGACTCGCTTACATTCAATGTGTATCCCTGGTAGTCCGACAACATCAGCATCTCCATTAGCTCCAGCATACTGCTGACCGCGCCGTGCTTCATACCCGTAATCTCTAAGAACACCTGCAAGTTCTCGTTCACCCCTTGCTCCTTTCTCCCTACTGTTCACCATAGTAACCTCGGATTTGATTGTCATACATGGTCTCTGCCACTGCTGCCTCCAGCTCTGCATCTGTGGCGTACATCGACCTGAACAATGTTTCTACAGCATGGATGACATTCATGGCCTCAAGAAGAATCCACCTGCGCGACTTCTTTTCACTGAGGATTTCCGTCTGTAGTTCATAGGCTTCCTCATTGATCTTGGCCATCTGTTCCTGCATCGTCAGGTCTTCGCAGCCTTTGATTTTGGGAAACACAAAAGTATACTTTGCTTCCATTTGCTCCTCCTTTCTTTGGAATCTCCTAGCTTATATTATAGCTAGGAAACTACTTTGATGATTCGGGAAGCCCCATCATCCAATCAGGATTCACATAATTTACAGAAGCGATTTGTTTAACCGGTTCAGATTTTCTACCGCCAGTACGCTCAAGAATCATTTGTATGGCGTCCTGCTTGTCCTTGCGCTTCTGCACATTCTTACCCGGATCAGACATGGAAACAAAGACAACAACCTTTGCAAGAGCAATGATGACAAGATCGTCTGGTTGGATCTTCAACTGCTCTTTATTCGTGTAGCTCAGAACATCTTCAAGAGCGTCGCCGAAGATGTTTGCATAATTCCCCCGCTTCCTAGCGTCCGGGACTCCTCCGTCTATGCGAGAAACAACCTGCTTTGCTGATTGAATATCGCAATTGAAGATGGCATCAAAGATCAGGCTTGAAACAAAGAGAGCCTTGGCGTTTGTCGCAGACTCTCTGTTTCTGAAAACCTCACCTATTGTCTTCATCAGAGCAGTGTCCTGAAGATGTTCGTCTATTGTACGGTCGAACGGGGCGTCCTTCGTTGTGCTCAGCTCTAAGCTTACGTTGGTATTCATTGTATCTCTCCCGGCCAGCCTCTCTTTGCTTCGCTCTGTTGGCTTCAGTATTCGGGTTTCTGCATTCGCCTATCTCGATATCTTTTGGTAGTTTCATGTTGGCTGCGGAGGGAAGAACCCCCCGCTCCGCCAACCACTCAAGCCTGAGCCGCAGAGAATACGGCGGCTTCTTTAATCTTGAGACTGCAAATACGAATGAAGTTTTTGATTGAGTCTTTCCAGTTTCTTTGTCATAATAATTTTTGCTCGTTCGCGTACAGTAGTATCGAAAGAGTCGAGATAGCATTGTAGAATATCGTCCATCAATCTTGCTATCGTAAGGCCGTCCGTATAGTATTCGGAATACTTGTGAAAATTTGTATGTTCTTGCTCCGCGCTTGTTGCGGAATGTTGCTGACTGGGACATCTCTTGTAGCCATACCCGAAGTCTTTTTTCTGCGTCGTAGAGGACTTCGTTTCCATATTGTTCCCAGGATCTTCTGTCAGAGATATAAGGTAATATCTGATAGTCAATGAACTCATCTCCTTCTTTAATCTTTTCACTTTGCTCTAGATCAAACCCTCCGGAAAACAACTTACGTGCTATAAGATCCATATCCATCTTGGTATGTCTCCCTTCTGCCCCAGATGTTTCCCTCGGGTTCTTTCTGGTATCTTGTTGTTTCGTACTCGCCCTGCTGGAATCTCCAGCTACCATCGGGATTGAGACCAAGATACTCAATTTCTCTAAGCGCCATAACAGCATAACGTAAGGCGTCCATCATGTGACTGTACTTGTTGTGCATAGGCTTCGGAGTCCAGTCATCTGCCTTGTCAAGGAATTTATACTCGTAATTGTCGAAGCATTCCATCAAGTATTCGCAGTTGTCGGAATTGATGCACATATTCGGCAACTGCTTACGCACTTCCTGTATGCCTCGGTCTACACGCTCTTTGTCGAGGCTATGCCAATTTATGTTAGGGAACATCTTCTTCGCTTCTTCGATTGGCGTTTCAGAAGAGGCCGAACGTTCAGAGTCCCACGGCAACGCGCCAAACCGGACGTATTGCCACCAGGGTCTTGTGGCTAAATCTGATAGGCATTCCACCAAAGACTTGCCTCTTGCTTCATAGGTATCATAAATAAACATCATATTGTTTATGTATTGGTAGATGATACCAGACGTAGCGTCGGTGACTGAACCTTTAGAAGCAATGTCAAAAGCAACATAAACAGGCTTAGACGTATCAAGATTGAACCTGCAGTAACGATTCTCTTTCCTCAACTCTTCAATGCCGAGATACACAAGACCGGCATTAGACGTTTCGAAAGTACACAGGTTCTCTTGGTTCCAGATATTGAGATTGCCATAGGCACGCTTATGTCGCTCCTGATCAATCTCAATCAACCTTGGATCAGCGAGTGGTTTGAATCCACCATTGCCATCTGGAATAGTAACATCGTAGATTGTTTTAATATCTACATAGACGTTTCCGTGTCTGCCCTGAAAAGCCTCTGGCTCTGTCTCTCCCGTATAAGAGCACAGCATCTCGTAGAGCACATTGTGCATGCCACGAGGCGTGCCATTGAAGTTTACGAATAACGGCTTGTCTGCCTGCAGCTTGCGCTCCCAGATAGGCTGCACATAACTGAAAGCTTTACTTCCGTACAGCGAAGCCTCGGAAATGTAAAACCTGTCATACGATGAACCAATCAGAGCTTGGTCATTCAGAAAGCCAATGTATTTGATTCGTGCCGGTGCCATGCCCTCAGGATTGTTCAGGAAGTAAACTTCCTTTGTCGTGTCCTTGACATCAAGAAAACCAGCAGGATAGTCTTCCCAGAACGACCTACCATCAATGTATTTCTTGAAGATGTTGTTGGTGATCCACACATTGTCAAGACCGACATATGCCGTCTGGGTGCCAGGATGCCACCAAGCATAGTTGTTGCCACGCTGGATGGCATCCGTATCCTTGCCGGTCTGACGTGCCCACACCTGAAAGTAATAATTGATAGTAGGATCGTTTTGGATCTTCCATGCTTCCAGCTGGTGAGGCCACGGCTTGTAAAACTTTGGAACGATTATGTTACTTGTTGTTTCCATCGGCGATCACGGTACGATGAACCTCGAACACATGCTGTGCCCAAGACTTGACTGTACTGTAGGTAAGGAAAGCCTTGAAGAAGTCTTCGATAGTTACACAATCTTCTGGCTTGATGATATGCCTAGCATAGATGTCGTGATCGTTCTCCTTATCGGCGATAGCCTCAAAGGTCAAGCCATCCAGATCCTTGCGCATCTCTTCGAGAAGAGTGATCTCGTATGCGCACATGGCGTTGACTTCTTCAATGCTCGGAGTCCGCTCAAGAAAATGCTTGGCATCTTCGCGCATGGAAACCCAAGTATCAATACGCTTGGCCTGCTCAATGGCCACGTCCATGGTGAAAGCCTCTGTCGCCTTCCACTCGTTGAAGTGCTCCTCGGTTGTCTTCTCGTCCTTCGGAGCCATCTTGATAACTGGTGCCTTCTTAGTCATTATCGTGCCTTTCTCTGTTCTCTCTGCATACGCTCAAACATAGCGATTGCATCTCCGATATCCTTAGGCTCAGCCTGTGGAGTGCTTTGCCTGCTTCCGCCAGCGCTCGACCTGCTGTCAACAACGGGTTGCCTAATTTCAGGTTGAACTGGTACTTGTTGCTGCGTTTGCTGAGAATTTTGCTTGCCATAATATTGCTTGTTTTCTGCCGCCATAACATATGCTTGTTTTCCAAGAACATTCAAATCCGCCGTGTATCCATACACTTGTCCGTCCTGCCCACGAATCGCGTAGTCCTCTGTTAAGACGTCGAAGATTCTCTTGGTGTCTTCATCGAACCTTTCGTAAACTGGAGCAAACGCAATCATGCGACGAAGCGGTTCGGCAACAGTCATCAACTCTTGTTCCTTGGCCCTGCATTCTGCAACCCACTGGTCACGCAAGTCTTCATTAAACTCCTTCATTTTTTGTCTTGCTGTTGACCTGTCTGTTCCGCGATAGCCTGGCTGATTCCAGGTTCTTGGATCATCATCAAGGTTGATGAAATACACTTCGCCAGTTTGCTCATTGCGTCTTGCAAGATCATCTAGCGTTAACTGACGTCTTCCCTGCTCTTGCCATTCTTGTCCGACAGTTCGCTTGACAACCTCTCTGATTCCTCCAACAAGGTCTTGGTCTCTAGCAGCCCAATCAATTCCCGACACGTAACCTGAAGATTCTCCAACGGTTCCATAGCTCTGCTGTTCCACAGGAGCTGTTGGCTGCTCTTGCTGCTCTCCTCCTGTTGCTTCTGCTGTTGCCACAGGAACATTAGGGCTGGGCGCGTTTTGCGATCTAATCGCTGCAAAAGCCGAAGCCAGATCTTCCGGTTCAGCCACACTTTCAGTCGAAGCCACAGGCTCGGCTTTGACTTCTGGTTGCTGTCCATGTTGCTCCTCCTGATTATTCATTTCTGTAGGTTCCATCTTCAACCTCCATTAAATACCTAACAGTTGTCAACAACTGCCACAACCATTCGTTCCTCATCGCTACATAAATCAAACGTGGCCTTACTGATTCCTTGGCGCCTTTGCTCAGCTTCTCGGAGCCATCAGCAATCATCTGCTGAACCAGCTTTTCAAGCCCCTCAAGGTCATACTGCATAGAGATGACAGCATCATGCTTGCTCCCGATAAACTTGCGTAGCTGTTCAACAACCCAGACAATCTCATCATATCGTTCATTGTCTGAGATTGCATCCGAGAACTTGAAGTAATCATACAGTTGCAAGACACGAGGCCACATATCTACAAGAGTAGCTGGAACGAAATGAAGCTCAAGAGTTTCCTTAACGTCCATTTTCCTTGGCCTTCTTCTCGATCTCATGGAAGATCTTCTCGACAAGTTGAATGTTGACTGCGAAGAACTTGCCGCCTGCCATCCAGATATTCTGAGGATGGAGCGCTGCAACAAACAGCTGCCGATAATCCTCATAGTAACCGGAATCAATCAGCAATTGCTTGATGCCTACATACTTCGGATGCTTCCAGAGATAACCCTCACGACCATTGAAGTCCTTGACAATCGGAGCATACCAGTGCTTATGCGGATCATAATAGATCTGCGCATTCTGACGTGGCAGAGTTGACTGGGCATAAACCTTACGACCTGTCTTGCCTTTAACAACATAGCTTCTGAAAGCATCGCTGTTGTCTAGGTCTGGCATACCATTCTGGGTGTAGCTGACATCATCTACTTCGAGACCTTCGCCAAGATCCTCGTCGTACTTGAATAGCGCATTTCTCATTGGCTTAATCTCTCCGGTGATTTGAACCGGGATAGCTTTATCCAATGAATCAATCATGGCCTTCCTGTAGTTCTCCAAGAAGTCTTTGGCTTCGTTCTTTTGAATCGGCTCTTTGGGTTCCGGCTTGGGGGTTTCAAAAGAACAATCTTTTTTGTTTCTTGCAATTGCTTCTTGCACTACCTTTTGCTGCTCCGGCCAGCTGAGTCCTTCGATGTCTACACCCAGGGACTCAGCCGCCGCAAGCAACTCTTCTTTCTTCATGAACGGCATATTCCACTCTCCTTAATCTGCCACATTATTGTGGTCATACTAAGGATACACTATGGTTATACCGTTGTCAAATTAGAATGGAATCAATGGACCTTTATAGCAACTGCCGTCTCTTGATTTAACAACAAGATGTCTGTTGTGTAAAATATCTAAAGCATTAAATCTAAGAACATCCATGTTTTTTGAATCCAAAAGGGTACAATCGCAGTCGCAACAAACTAAACTTAAAAACATAAATCCATCGTCTGTTGTATGATCGGGACCCTCGCCGAGATAATCATAATAAACGTCAATCGCAAGTTTATGTCCAACATGAGGTTCGAGCAAATTATACAAATTGCTCATTATTCCTCTCCTTCTACTTCCACGACATAGGCATCTTCAAAAGACCACTCTGCGTCAAACGGTTCACACAGATCTGTAAACTCTGAAGGCTCGGTATCCCGCGCGATTTCCAAAGCCTGCTCTTCGTTGTCAGCTTCAACCCAAGTATAGTCATCACCGTATGCAGTATACGGTATAGCAATTTTATATTTCATTATTCCTCCTTATTGTCTTCAATCCAAATATCACCATCGAGGAACCATTCAGTGAGTTCGTCTTTTACGAAACCATCGTCATTATTATGTCGTGCTAAGTCATACCCATGATCGATTGCTTCTTCTTCGGATTCTGCCTCAACACAATATTGTTCAACATGCCACTCAGTTATCGGAATGTTAACTATGTATTTCACTGTTTCTCCTATTCTAACCAAAAGTTATCTGATGCTTTTTCCATCAATGCTTCCCAGCAAGAAACAATAGCATCTTGATCGCATTTCTTTTTCCATCCACGATACGCATCACAGAAACAGCATCTCACAATTTCGTCGATTTGTTTTTCCGTGTATGGCTTTGCCCTTTTAATTTTGAGTGGACAATCAAAATAGTTTGATAGCCACACGGAAACAAAACGCTTTGCTTCTGAATCTTTCATGTTTCTCCTTATACACAGGGGAGCTGGTTACCCAGCTCCCCAAGCTACGAACCCACTACGTTGCGTTCTGTCAAAGCGAGAGATGATTACTGACAACGGTTTGGGTTCTACCAATTATAATTAGATACGTTCTTCCAACAAAGAGTCTCGGTATCTGTCATAGGCGTCGTCTTCTGCTACTGCTTTAGCTTCAGCCAACTCACGCTCTGCTTCTCTAACAGCGTGCCAATTAGGTTCAAAGTCTTCACAGACATTCTGATCATCTACGTCAACAAACGTACTCAACTTATCGCACCATCCATGATCACCACACGGGCAGATTTCCAAGCTTGTGCAATCTCCGCATTCCCACGGATAGGCCTCAAGCTCATCCTTGATACTCATTAGGCGATCACCTCCATCACCTTGTTGTTAACAAGCTGTCCAGTCATAAGGCCAGAGAAGCGCACGTCGTCCCAACTCTTTCCGGTATTTCGCAATGCCGGCCTGTGGGACAACCAATCATAATATGCGTTGACCAAACCCAACTTCGTACCAACGAAATTGGAGTTGTCATCAACCATATAATAATTGTTAACAAAGTCTTCCTTGGCATACTCGTTTGCCCACTTGCTGGTGAGATACCTTGGGGAATCCTCGGGCAGATTGAACGGAAACAGCAAGTCCAAGAACTCAGACAGTGGAGCTTCCTGCGTCGCAAGCTTGTCGAGTTTGTTGGTAAACTGTTTCTCAAAGCCAGCAATCCGCTTGGTCACGGATGCTGCTTCAATCACCCTGTTCTCCGCATACTGCGTGTGGCGGAAGTTGATCTTCGCCACCTCGTCAGAATGCAGAAGCTTGGCAAACATGTTCTGGCACACAATACGCAGTGTCGTCATAAACACTGTGCATGTGAATTTTGAATTGAAGCTATTCATGGCAGCTGCGTATAGAGTATACGCATCTCCCAACGCATTGAACTGTGTCAGTTCTGCCACCATGAACATCATGCCAGTCTTAGTCATACCAGCTTGGGTGATGACGCCACCATCTGCAAGCCAAGGATCCAGCATTGCAAATGCGGCATCGTTCTGGACAATGCCATACTTATCCGTGGTCACACCGAGAACTTCACCGGTGTCTTCTCGGACATTGGCCAAGAAGCCATTGGCTACTTCGCCGTCCTTCTCAGTAATCAATCGCTGGCTAACCACATTGAAGTCCATGCCAGCTCCAGCTAGTGCGCTCTGCGTATCAAGCCATTGGCCACTGGTACCAAGGCCAATCCAGGGCGCCTGCCTCTCTCGTACAATCTCGTTGCTCATTCGTCTTCCTCCTCGTCGTCTTCCTCGTCTTCGAAGTTAACGATGCCACTGTTAACCATCTGTTCCCACTGCTTGGCAAACCAACGAACATGCCTGGCACAATACTCGTCATCCGAGTCGATGCCAACAAAGGTTTCGGTATTCCAAACCTCGCCGTTCTCTTCGTCGTATGGCATTTCCCAGTCATAGCCATATTCATTCATGGCAGAACGTTTCGGGCAAAAGGCAATCTTCACCATGACATCATCTGGGCAGTCTTCGTCGTAGCCTCTGCCAAACACAATCGCCCACAGATTGTCTTCAGTATCCTCAGCAAGAGGATACCATCTGGTCTCGCCGTATTCCATTCGACCGCAGTTCTTGTAGATACCGACAACCTTATCAATATCTTCCTGCGTCATAAGATTATTGTTATCCAATGTTGTCTCCTAAACAAATCGTTGCGACATCTTCTGTTTGTAAGCTTCAATCTTCTCAAGTTCTTGTCGATCGTATGCGTCACGATATTCTTCCCATTCTTCCTGAGTAATTTCACAAAGCCTATAAGTTTTGTAAAATTTTTCCAGGTCTATATGGCAGAAAGAATCAATACAGTCTTCAATGAAAGCTTCGGCTCCTGCTCCACACTCAGGCCAAACACCAAGGAGCAAACCGCCATCAACATCTTCCCACTGTCCTGCCTTTCTGTCATACTTGAGAACATCGTAAGAGTACCAAACGAAGTCATTCGGATCTATGATAGGCTGGTCCTCGGAACCCCAAGGACCAGCACTCTCTACATCTTCGTCTGTTACATCTTCGCAATCGTCAAGGTGAATATTGAAAGCTCCAAGCAACCTATGGCATGCAGTCCTATCGGTGATGATAAAGCTGATTTCACTTGTTGGGTTGCTCATTCCAATCTACCTCTTCTTCCGGTTTCCACCAAGCTCCCGCATCAATATCGCTCTCGCAAATAATTTCTCTTAAGATTGTGTACAACCAATCAGTGAGATTCTTATATGTATCTCCGCAAAGTTTAATCGGGAGCAGGATATTGTAGATATCCTTCTCACTTAATGTATCGAGATTGATATCATCATAATCTGAACTTGCATTCTTCAGCATGTACTTTCGCAACCACGCAAAGAACTCGACAAACTCTTCATCACTAAGGTTCGCTACTTCGTATGCTAAATTATTTGGCATTGATAATTTCTCCTGTTCTAGCGTCTACCTGAACTCCATTGCTATAAATGAAAGTGTTCGGCTGAACAAGCTGAGGATGTTGGTATGTTGAAACAATATTATTTGCAGGATAAGCCTGTGGAATCAATATCATTCCAAACAGAGCAGGAATAAGAGCCTGCCCTAAAGACATTCCCAAAGCAGAACCAAAAGCTTTTGAGAACATTCCAACATAAGGAACATATCCCATATTTTTCCCTTCCACAAGAGGGGCGCCCTTTCGAGCGCCCCATCCTTGTTTAGAACTCGTACTTCTCCATGAGCGTTAGCTCAGTTTCCGTTGAGTGAAACTCAGTTGTCGGAGTATTGGCTACAAGCTCGATGGTCAAGTCGTTGTACATCTGCAGTACTGCATTTGCAGTCTTGCACAACTCCTTCAGGTCTTCACGATTGTAGGTGTAAGTCTTCATCCGATATGCTGACATACCGGGATGATAGAACACCACCGTGATATCCTGAAGCTTCATCGTTGCAAGCTCCCATGCAGCCTGATACAGAATGTCCCGGTCAATAGACATCTTATCCTTGGCCCGATAATTACGCATGTGATTCGTCGGATTGTAGCATTTGATTTCAAGCCCATGCTCTGCAAAGATATCATCTACCTTGTATTCCACCTTGCCGTCATTCGGCTGCGGAACATCAAGCGCATCAGGTGACGCACCCGAATAGAACATCGGCTCATAAATCAAAGCATCGTCCCAATGATACATCGTCTTGCCGGTATTGTCGCAGTAAACTTTTACTGCTTCACCTTCGAGACAATGACCACGACGCATAGCTTCTGTCTCGTAGGTATCCACAACTGCAGCCTGCTTTTCCCAGAAGATGTTCTCCATCTTCTGGATCAAGACTTCCTTCTTGCTTTCAGGCTTGACCTTCGAGTTAGTCCTAGCCTTCTCCTCTGCCTCCTGCCATGCATCGTACAGAGGACCAAGATCTTTGAAGTCACTTGCCGTCAGATAACCGTGTCTTGCAATAAGCCACAGCGTATTCGGTTCATGATACCACCGCATTACAGTACCTCCTCGGGCTTCTTGAACTCGAACTTGAAACCAAGCTCATGGGCAATCTTCTCCATGCAGTCGAAGAAGAATCCCTGCTGCTCTTCGGGCGACGCCTGCTCGTCCTCGACAATGCTACCGGTGTCAGGCGCTTCCTCAAACTCCGCACCGCAATACGGGCAGAAGTGGTAATGCCCGAAAGCAACCTCACCGCATTCGGAGCAATGTGTGTTGGTCGAATAGTTGCGGAGCTTCTGCGCCGTGTAGTGAATGTCGAACATCATGTCGTCGATGTTTTTCTTACGAATAATCTTTGCCATCTTTCCTCCTAGAACGGAATGTCATTATCGCTATACGCAGGCTTAACCTGCTCGTCGTCATCGGTCTTACTTCCCTTCGGAGGCAGATCAACTTGGCTGGCAACAACGCTGAACTTGCTGCGCTCGTTGCCTTCCTTGTCTTCCCATTTCTGGTACTTAAGGTTACCGGCAACAGTAAGCTTCATACCCTTAGTTACAATCTTGTAAAGGGCCTCAGCTTGTTTGGCGTTCCACACATCAACGTCGATGAAGAACACATCGTTACCGTCCTTACTGTACTGATCAACAGCAAGACGGAAGTGGAAGACGCTGGAACCACTGGCCAAAGTCTTCAGCTCTGGGCTGGCCACACGCCCAGAGAGTACCACCTGATTGAGGCTACTCATCGTAGCTACCTCCTTCTGCTTCTTCAAGCATCATGCGGAGAACATCAGTGACAAGCTGAGTCTCCTCTTCACTCCAATCCGCAGACGGGGATTCTCCCACGACCTGCGACACAGCAGCCTTAACCTCGCTGCTATCAATACCAGCATTGAGACAGTTGGAATAGAGCTGTCTCCACTCGGGACCAGGCACGGGAACCGGCGCAGTCTTCTTGGGAGCAGTCTGCTGAGCCATTGCGTGTGCCACCTCGTCCGCACTTGCAATACTCTCAACGCTGCCAATGCCTGCGTTACCAAGCGCCCTACCAATGGCGCTGGTTTCGCAGTTTTCCACATAGGAAGTAGTATTGATATTACCTTTCTTAACTTCCCATGCAGTTCCCTGTGCAAGGATCTTGTCACCATCATAGACGGTGGCCTGGCACACACACTGGTCAGGTTCCAGCAACAGCCAGTCTGTCTTGATCGAACCGTTGGGAAAGATTTCCCAGAATCCGGTTACTCGCTGGGCAACTTCCACATAAGGCTTGCCCTTGATTGAGACTCGCTTGAGCCTCTCATTAATGGTAGCTCTCGTCTCTGCCATCTGTTCTCCTTTTCGCGTTAACTTATATGACACGGCGGATACCGTTGTGCGTATTATGCTACATGTGGTATCCGCCTTATGTCCTATTAATGGTACTATTCAGACTTCTTCTTTTCCTTGAAGTACGTCTTGCCAACAGCAGTTGGCACATACACGGTGAAGCCAGGATGTTCCTTCGTCCGAGGCACACGACGCTTGATCTGAATTAGTCCAATCCTGCGCATTTCACTGAGTCGCGCAGTGATGCTGTTCACGTACAGGTTCTTTTGAATATCCTGTACGGTAAATTCATTGTTCTCAAGCTGCTCAGCCAAGCCCAAGATCTTAACATATTGAATATCCATGAGTCCTCCAAACTTCTTCTAAGAACATTGCCAACTTTTGTCCAATCACAGGTTCTTGCTCGGCGGTGTTACCTGCTGGATCCACTGCCAATCTGGGAACTCGTTGCCCTGCGCAATATTCCCTATCACAATCAGAGCAAAATAAATGAACGCCATCGCAGCCAACGTGGCTAGTACAATTCTCAGCCATTCCATTTAACTTTTCCTTTCTCGTCGAGCCGCCAACCATATTCATTGGCAACATCTTCTCGAACTTCGTAGTTCAGAATCTTTCTCTGAAGTGTACGCGCCATGCTCTGAATTGCCACAGCATCAGAGTAAATGTCATCCATGATATTTTCTCTGCGTGCTTTTCTGTCTGCGTCTTCTTCAAAGATTGCTTCATATTTTCCAGCTCCGGTGAGGAGCTGAATCTGTTCAGCATAATCGCTAATCAGATCCAGCACCTCGCCGATAAACCTTGTTGTGCTTTTCATTCCATAGCTCCTTGTGCTAGCGCATTCACATGATGCTTGACAAGAGCATGAACCTCATCAACTTCGAGAAGGCTGATGGTATCAAACCTTACGATGAAGTTGCTGGGTAGCTCTTCAAGCTGCCGCAAATACATTGCTGCAGATCTTTCAATCTTTGCAATCTTCCCAACAGTCAACCTCTCAGATGGAAAGCCATCGTCGGTTTTATTGTTGGTATTGCGGTACACAACTGAGACGATTACAAGTTCGTCATCTTGCCATGCAACTACGTCAATCTTTGAACCATTGGGGCAATTGAAATCTTTCTCTACGACTTCATACCCAGAGCATTCAAGATAGCGCTGAGCTATATCCAAAGCCCTACTCCTGTTCATTTGCAGCCTCCTGCTGATGCTTGTAATACACGCTGAAGTAGGTGTTAAGCTCTTCAGCAAGAACCATGATCTTGTCCAGAATCTCTCTTAGCTCTTCCTTGGTTTCAACAACCTCAGGAAAGATCTGAGCTTCGAAACACGAATTAATGATGCCATTCAGCAGGAAGCTGTTATGTGCTAGCATAGCAACATCGTCCATTGTCTCGCACTCGACAAGTTGCATCATGTCAAACTTGTCAAGCTTTTCGGTAATCCAATCATGAGCATTGATAGCCATAGCTATCTCCTTTCTGGCTCCTTGTGAGCCTGTTTGTTGCACGAGTATAGAACCCACCTTTTGTGGTAAGACTCCTCATGCTGTTGTCTTGATGATGCTATCGCGCCAGAACCGCAAGACTCTTGCACCCAATGATCTGTCCCTTTTCGTTGCGGACAGTTTCATTAGGAATAAGAAAGTCCTTACGATCAGGGCAGGCTTGTGCTGCAAGAGCACTGACCACATACCATACACCAGGCTGCGGTTCAGGCAGCTCTCCATCCCAGCGGTTTCCTATTTCAACGCCGGGCTTTCCATAGGTGGTGCAGGTCAGCGGGATACCCTCGACCTCTCCAATTCGTTGGATAGTACTGCCAACTCTTACAATCTTTCCTGAGGGTGGAATCTCGGGACCACCTACAATACTGATACTATGAGGTGTGAGATTTACAATCATCTCCGTCGCCTTTCTGCAACATCTTTTTGAAGTCGCGTTCCGTTTTGCGTCTGTTGTATTTGACATCACCATGTACACCACAACGTGACGCAGGATAATACTTTGGTAAGAGCAGTTTGGTGTGTTGCTCAGCACTGAGTATCACCATACGTTCCATCGTTCCTCCTAGAACAACATCAACTCCTTTTTCTTCTAAAGACTGTTCAAATATTTCTTTTTACTAAAACAATCTTATAAAAAACTATTCAGGGAAGCAGACGTTGGACACTCGTCATTCTAGGCTGCCTCCAATACAGCACTTCCCTGCACTCTTTCGTGGTGTTGACCAGACACCACTGCAAAGTGGAGGCTGAGTTGGTCAGACTCTTCGGCTATCGCCCAGGCAACCCCGTACCTGTTTGTCATTTACATACATTGAAATGACGAAAGTTTGGTTATCGGTTCTATCTACGTAGAAGAACCGCTAAGCCTCTCTAAGAATCACGGCGCTTCCAATCCATTGAAGCTGCAGAAGTTTATGCTACCCGCTTTTCCTTTGAAAAGCCTCTTCGCACCCAGGTTAAAGTCAGTACCTGGCTGTCGTGTGGACGGTACGCACTCGCTGCCATTTAACGTCATGCAGTGACGTGAAGCTAGCGGAAGATCTTTCCTCGACCTAGGTTATCCTAGGCGTCTTCCGTTGTTGGTTTTATGTGACGTCTGCAGCCGTCTGCATTTCTTTCCTCGTGTCGGCCAACCATTGCCTTCTGCCTGTTACGTCAGGTGTCTCACCGAGCGCTTGCTCTTACGAGGAACGCTATCCCCTATTGTTACAAATCATTCTTGCTCCTTCCATTCGTTGTGCCTTGATGGCACGCCGAATGGTGCTTATTTGCCGGGTGGATTTTGCTTGGGGCATACCACCATCGCTGTTCGTCCTGTGCTTATCGTGTCCCCACGGTTTGCTACAGGAACTGCTTCGTTGCGTTTGAGCCACGGACCGCGCCAATCAGATTCACTAGCTTTCACTGCTGGCCGGCAGCTACTCACTTGATCCTCTTCATGGCGTGTCGCACGCCCGCCTTCGTCTCCTGGGGAAACCCAATGAGAGACTCAGGAACCGACATTGTTCTGACCCTACCTCTCGCGAGGCTGTGGATACACATTTAAAGTGTCATTCCAATTTAAGGGTTTCCCCTTATGCCTGCCGGTACCGCTTGCCGCTATGCCTGCGCATAGTCTCGAGGCATCCTCATACCCTTCAGGATATGAGGCCGAGATAAGTCTGGGAGTTTCCTGTTCACCTTCGCAGGTGTCAGGAGCGCGACGCTATGCAACGCTTACTGAGTTTGCACCTCAGCAGCCATCACCTTCTCTCCTGTCTATGCCTCTCGACATAAACAGGCCGTCACCAGAGCCAGACTTTAGGCTCGCGTGCTGTAACGCATAAGTCCGAGTTACTATCCTCAGACTCCGAAGCAACCGAACCATTCGGAAGTTCTTCCTTGACTTTCGTCTCGGAAGTCAGTCCTTATTACTAAGAACTGTTGCTAATCAGTGTGGCTCTGGAAGCAATTCCGCTCACACACCTTTCACAGGTTTTCCAAATGTCCAAGTGAGGACAGGTCTATCCTCTTCACTTGGGTCGGCAAGTAAGCACTATTCGAAGTGCCTTTGCTGTTTAAGGCACAGCTGCCCCGACGTAAGACGTTAACGTTATCTTAAGCGTCGGCTTTTTCACGGCTACCTTTCACTCAGGTTGCATCTCCTTATGCGGTTGTTGGGTCGTTCTCAGCCTATTGGCTTGCACCAATAGCCCTTGATTTCACCGTCCTCGCAGACAGTGATGACGGCGACCCAGCCGTCATGGTCTTTCAGGTACTCGTCCTTGGTAAACCACGCCATGGTGCTCTCCTTCCGTGAGTCGGTTGTTTACTTTCCATCGAACTTGCCCCAGCGGACTTTGATGACAAACGGCTTGATCGGTTCGAAGCTAAGCTTCGCCGTGTCAACCGGTTTACCACCGCACAGCCCAACTGTGATGTGCGGCGCAGGTGCTCCGCCATACACTTTCAGTTGTTCCTGGGACAACTCGACCAGATAACCTTCGTTCCTGCCATCGCAACCACGTCCGATGACTTTCACTTCGGTCTCTTCGCCGAGTTTGACGCTTTCCGGGATTTCAGTACGGAACCCGAAGGTCACATGCTGATCCCGTATCCACTGATGAAGCATAGTGGGCAACGGGGACTCAAGAAAAAGTCCCCAGTAAATCGGTTTGTTGCTCATTGTTGTTCCTCATGGCCACGGTTTTAAGCAAGGTCCCGGAACCAGCCTTTGTGCGTGATCCCGGGACCTTTTGGCAAAGCAATGGAGTCTTAGAGGGCGATGAACTCCCTCTCCCATTTCTCCATTGTGGAACATCCTTCAGTACCAACACCGATCAGAGCCGTACTTTCCCAAAGGCACGGTATAGTCGGTGAAGGTAGGCGCATGGGTGCGCCTTGCCGCTTTGTCACTCGAATGGCGGCAACCACATCATCCATCCCCGTCGAGGCATAGTCAGGGAAGCCGGTCGCTAACCGGAGGAAAGGTGTCAGGTCCGCGAGCCTGTCCTACCTAGCCTGTTGTGCTAGGTTTCTTTCCGTTGGGCAACGGCTGGCAGTTAGCGTCATACAGTGACGGAGCCTGTCTTTCCAGGGTCATGAAACAGAGCTTCCAGATTCGGACAAGCCAAGACTGACTAGGGCCAGCTTCCGGAAGCTTTTGGAAATACTATTTATACCCGCCGTATTCCAAGGCGGTAAAGCAGGGTGAAACTAGGCTAGGCAATCGTGATGCTGCCATCGCTCCAAACGAGTTTGGTCTGCCCGTTCTTCTGCGCGTGGCTGTTGACCACGTACTTGGACGGAGCAGCGGCCGGAATGGCCTGCTGGATGGCGGCCTGAGGCTGACCAGGCAGAATGAGCTGGGCACCGTTGAGGCGGTTTGACAATGTCACACCCGCAAAGATCGCCAAAGCCTGCATGACGAAACCGTTCATCTAGACTCCTTTCTGGTTAAAGTCGGATACTAGGTTAATAGTTGCTAAACAAACTATTTCATCAATAGTAATCAAAACTACTAATCACATCTCAAGTTCCACAATGGAAAAATGGAGACCTGGTATAGGGGGGGGATGGTAGTGTTGGAATTATGTATCGTGATGATATTGAGATGTCCAACCCGCGCAATATTTTTTGCCTCCTAAGGGCGGCATCACATTGCACGCCACACTCAAACGCCGTATGTGGATGTGGCTGAAGTATTTGATGGAGTTTGTGTGCTGTTTTGCTTTCGTATCAAGGGCGTCAGCAAATCATGCACCTGAGAAAAAAGAAACCGCAAAAGAAAAAAGAGTGTCAACTCAAGATATGGTTTGGCTATGGTACTTGAGCATTCGGTTTTTTGTCTCAACCGTCCCTTGACTACCACCTTTATGATGGTACGAATGCTCTTCGGCTATCCTCCCTCTTCTTCTGTTCCAGCTGAGGTGAGCGTACCTAGTCCCTTCACCGGCCAATCGGTAGGATTAACTGGAAGCGCAGAACGGACTTAGGTGTAGTAGCACGGTCGTCGGATCTGCACAGTACCCCGCTATTCGTCTCTGATACCTTCTCACGGCCAGGAACATTTTAATCCCTTGAGGGAGGCCGACGGGGAACGGCCCTCTGGTTGGCGGATACATGATACCACCTTTCGACCTTGAGATGAAGTGTTATTTTCCGGTGATTCGTAACACTGAAGTTCACTACACACCTTCTACACTTCACTGTTGACATCAAATAGTTTGTACACTCGGCGATTCTATGGTATACTCTCGTCACTGATGATAGGAGAATGATGTCCTGGCCGATACACAATTATGGTTCACCTGATTTGCGAACAATCTCTGACAGGATTGCTTTTCCGGTCTATCAGCAGGACGGCATCTACCAAGGGGTAACGGATGTCGTTCCTATGTTTTATCCGCAGGTCTTCAACACCAAGAACAAACTGGTGACTGAGAACTTCGTGGTTGAGCCGATTCCGACCTCTGTGACTGGCACCGATGGGACAAGCGGATACACCTTATCAATCTGGCAGAATGACCCTCTGCCACTTGAGGACGCAATAGGACTAGATGAAAGCTAGGAGAAGACAATGGCAGGCTCAGACCCAAGTGATACAAAGACATACAACAAGGTAATCATCAATGGCACAACGTACATCGACCTGAGTTCCGACACCGTGACTGCGGCCAATTTGGTTGGAAACGCCACGGCACATGACAAGAACGGTAAGCTCGTTACAGGTACCATTGCCACAAAGACGGCGACCGATGTAACGGCAAGTGGTGCGACAGTCACCATTCCTTCGGGCTACTATGCCTCTCAGGTGACGAAGACCATCAGCTCGGGTTCCGTCACTCTAAGCGACCCGAGCATTTCCATCACGCCGACAGCAACACTTATCGCGAGCGGTGCAAATGCCAACAAGATTCAGATTTCCGGCTCCGGTTCGGCGTCCGTGTCCGCTACCGTTACGGCTGGCTACATCTCGTCCGTGACCGACACGGGCAACGTGAGCGCCACTGCTTCCGCCATTGTCGCAGCTGAGGATCTTGACACAGACCTCAAGGCCGCGAATATCAAGACAGGCGTGAAGGTGTTCAATACGACCGGTACGTTTACTGCTGACGCCACTGCTACTGCCGGTGAAATTCTCAGTACCAAGACAGCTTATGTCGGCGGTACCAAAATCACAGGCAGCATGGTCAACAGAGGCTCCAATAATGTGACCATTACCTCCAAGGCCGGCACCACGATTCAGCCAGGTTACTATGATGGTGGCGGCAAGGCTGTCATAGACTCCACGTCTGCGAGCAACCTTGTTGCAGCCAACATCCTGAACGGTGTGACCATCCTCGGCGTGACTGGTACCCTCGACCCTGCCAGTGAGGTTACAGTAGGTCCCCTGTATGCTGCTTCCAAGTTCACGGACCAGACCTTCCAGCCAGGAGACAGCGACCTCCAGTTCTTCAGTTCTGTTTCCATTGCCCCAATCTCCGTGAGCGACGATACCCAGACAACTGGCACTACCGGCTACACTGTCACTGTGTCTGACGGTACCGTATCTTTTACCTAGTGTGCTATAATGTCCCCACAGCAAAGGAGACATTATGCCTAAGACATACAACAAGGCCGTAATCAACGGTACAACTTACATCGACCTCAGCGGTGACACAGTTGTCGCTGGATCGATGCGCTCCGGCGTAACAGCCCATGATAAGAACGGGGCATCCATCACGGGGTCTATTCCGGATGTTGTATTTCCGTCAGCGCCAGTATCGACCCAGCCGTCTGGGACACGCAAGGCAAACTTTGGCGTCAGCACATCGGCAAGATATTACGCCTTGCCAGCTGGTTATCTGTCGTCTGATATTTACTACTATTTTAGGCCACTGGTGACCTCTGGCATCACGGCAGCGAATATCAAAGATGGTGCGACTATCACAGTTGGCGATGACAGCAACGCCACGAAAATTCACAACGTAACTGGCACATTTACTGATGCCTCCACGGTTTCCTCTGGGCAGACTGCCGCAGCTGCGGGCCAGATTCTCAGTGGCTATTCTGCTTGGGTTGACGGGGCGGAGGTTCAAGGGTCAATAGCGAATATAACACTTCGGCAAGCCACTATGACACCTCCAGAACCAGGCTCTTCGTCTACAAACGTGCAGACTATTGACAGAAGTACGTCTACAAGATACATTCATATTCCAATAGGCTACAATTCGTCTGCTGCGTATTACACCATTAGCGCTGTTGCCAACATGACGCTTCCGACTGGTACAAGCTCCACCTCGTCTGGTACGAGCAAGCTTTCCATCACGCCCGGTACAGCCAACAAGTATCTCAATATTCCGACTGGTTACAATACGACAGCCTCGTATTACACCATTGCAGGAGATGCCGATCTCAAAGCTGAGAACATTGCAGATGGTGTCGAAATATTCGGAGTAACCGGAACGCATTCAGGAGGCGGTCCGACTTGCACTCTCGCAAGTGGCGGCGTTACGTGGGCTACATGCTGCACTTTCCCATCAAACGGCCTTGGTTGGCGAGAAGAAAAATACAGTGACGGCAGGCTTATTCGTTGGTGTTGGGACTGGTTCACCATGTCATCTGCAGGACGTTCCTGCAGTATCTCCATGTCTGGTGCGACGGCTTTCACGGCAACACCGATATTCACCGTTGGATTCCGTGACAGTGGCAATCATGCCTGTAAGGGGTCGGTATCAGCCTGGAGTAATACGAGTGTCACTGTATATACCTATGAAAACTCATATGGTGGCAAATCTGCATTGTGTGTACGTATGGAAGGATACTGGAAGTAATGAGCAGCGTCACCACGCTTACCGGAGGCACTGCCTGGTCTACTATGTACTCCGGGTTCTCAACCACGCCTGGTTGGAGAGCTACAATCATAGATGACCTGGAGAACAAGTATTCTGACCCCACAACCGGGGCAACATCTTCTCGTCCGCTTCAGCGATATCGTCTTGAAGTATATGTAGGCAGGACCAGCAGAACAGCCGCCAACAAGACGACTACGGTCAACATATCCGCTGCTCCAGATTTCACTTCAACGCCAAACTTTTCATTCGGCTCGTGGACCGTTGGCTCGGGTTCAGGCAACCAGCTCAATGCTGCAACCGAGGGTTCCATAACAGCATGGAGCAATGATTCTTTCAGTTATACCACGTGGGAGAACGGTACAACAGGAAACTACAAACTTGGCGTAATCTGGACATTTGAAGGGTATACAATCTATCCATATGTCGAGGCCGAAGCCCATGTCGGAGGAGAGAATTAGTTTTATTCTTGATTGGTCATCTTGATTTTACTTTGGTTTTTACTTTGGAGGTAAAATGAAACCGGACTCACAGGCGATCCTCCACAATCTCGAACCTCGAACCATCAAGGTTTGGGTTTGTGGGGACGTTCACGTAGGAGCGCAGGGTGCTCAGCTCGAAGAATGGCAGAAGTGGCTTGAGCAGATAGAGGAAGACCCGGATTCCTATGTCATCTTCATCGGTGACCTCATGGACACGAATACCCGCCACAGTGTCTCTGATATTTGGACTGGCATGTGCCCTGCTGACCAGATGGATTATCTGACAAGAAGCCTGAGAAACCTAGCCAAGCAAGGGAAAATCTTAGCCATGCTGGCTGGGAATCACGAGCTTAGAATGGTCAAGGATACCAGCATCGACCCCCTCTATGACATCTGTGTGCGACTTGGCATCGAAGACTTGTACCGTAGGGACTTCGCAGCCATTAGAATCAAGATGAACAGCACCCAGAAGAACTTCCGTGTGTTCAACATCGTCTGCTTCCACGGCACCAGCGACCTTAAAACCAGACAAATGGCCAACAACGTGGAGGGTTTTGATGCTCTCGTTGTCGGTCATACGCATCAGCCCATCGTCAGGATGCCTGCCCATCTGTGCATGAACCATTCCGGGCGAGTTGTTCTGAAGGAAATCGTTCAGATAACCGCCTGTTCCTGGTGTGATTACATCGGCTATGGTGCCCGTGGCATGTATCAGCCGCAGGTTCAGTCCAGACCCCAAGCTCTTGTGCTCGAATGGGATTCTTCGCAGCGGCATGATAAGGCTATAGGTATCACATGGTAGTGCGCAGATGTTGGTAAAAAAGCCGTTTAACGGAGTCTTTTACGAAAAAGTGCGTATTTTGTCACCGTTAACCATGAAAAAGTGCGCATGTTGTCACTATGTAGTAATGTGTTATAATACGGTTGCACGGTGGTTTACACGCAGCTGACCCCTATCCAACGCACACTGAGCTGTCCTCCACTTCCCGCCGTGCCACTCCTTCCTGTGGAGACCCTGTGGACTTTTCCTTTCACCGCAGGGCCTCCTTCTTTATGCTATAATATCCGCAGATGTGCCGAGCGTACAGTCTGATGCGAGGTCGTTTAGCAGCGGCCTCAGTTGCGGGGTTAGCTCAATGGTGGAGCAGAGGACTCATAATCCTTTGGCTGAGGGTTCGAATCCCCCATCCCGCACCAATGCCGCCGTGGCGCAACGGTAGCGCAACTGATTTGTAATCAGTGGGTTGGGGGTTCGAGTCCCTCCGGCGGCACCAGCGAAAGGAAAGCAGGAATGAAGCATTGCACGACAAGATGCAAAAACTTCAAGACAGAAACGATTGAGAAGCTTATTGCAAAGTACCTTGACGATGCTGATGGCTATCATAGAACTGAGCAAAACCTTGAGAACAATCTTAGGTTGCCGAGAAACCATGAATGGTATATCAAGAATCATGAGCATTGGGAAACACAATTGCGGAAGGCGAAAAGGTTGAAGAACAGAAACTTTCGTCGTGCTGGTAGGCTGCTGATAGAGTATACTAAGCGAATGGACGGTAAGTTGTAATCGGGGCGTAGCGCAGTTTGGTAGCGCATCTGCTTTGGGAGCAGAGGGTCGCAGGTTCGAATCCTGTCGCCCCGACCAGATTGGGGAGTCGTACAATGGCAGTACAGTGGATTTTGGTTCCATTAATCGGGGTTCGATTCCCTGCTCCCCAGCCAATTAAAATGGGGGAATGAATCCGTGGAGTTTAAGATTGAGCCACCAAAAATGCGTGAGGCAAGAGAGAAATCCTGGTATCTCTATTGTTGCTACGGAGATGATTTTGTAGGTTGTCCCAACACCGACCACGAAGATAGTGTACAATATTCTGAGCCGAGTGATAGGACTCAGAATGAGCAAGCGACAATCAGTGAATTTTCACCTGAACGGTGATATAGAGACTATGGATAAAGACGGCGAGATGCGGCTTTGGGTTCGCAAACGCACCTGCTACTATTGTCATTTTTACCGCATCGGTGACAAGGTGTGCCTGCGTCCCAACAAAGATCATAAACTTGGCATGATGCCAATGCGCCGAGACGACTTTTGCTCTCGCTTTATTACCCGCCTGTAGCCTAATGGATAAGGCAACGGACTTCTAATCCGTGTACTGAAGGTTCGAGTCCTTCCAGGCGGGCCATTTCTTTGCTATAATGCTCCAGACGATTGGAGTTATCATGGCAAAAGGCATCGCAGAGATAAATACCAGCGACTCCGACGAGTTGCGTCTCAAGAAAATAAATACGAACTTCAAGAATCTCGTGACCGGCGAGGTGCCCGTTGGTGCCATAAGCGGAACCGGCGGTGGCTACAATTCCATGCTCAGCCGTGTCGGAACAACGCTAAGCAGCAATGATCGTTTTGTCCGCACCCTTTCAGCCTATGCGATAGACGCGCAGTATATTTCGGCTGAAACTATTAACACAGATGCTCTTGTTGCTGAGTATGCGCAAGTAAATTTTGCCAATATCGGAGACTTGGCAGCTAAAAACATATGGACAAAGACTCTTGCCTCGCAAGAGGTTATGGCTAAAGATGGTTATTTCACTCAAGTTCTCAATGCTGTTAAGATCCAGACCGACGCTTTTGTAGCAAATACTATCACTGCCGATAAGTTGAGACTTTCAAATGGTGATCAAGTAAGTATTGATAAGTTTGTCGATACCTCGCTTGGCCTATTCAAAGTTATAAATGAAACAGTATTAAAGGCTCAAGGCATTGATTTGTCCGACAGGATTTCGCAGATCATGACCCAAGAGGGGCTTTCGGAAGAACAAGCTATCAAAGTATTTAACAACGGTATTGATGGATCTTCGCTTGTAGTTGGTTCTGTTGACGCCGATAGAATAACATGCACAGACCTTTTCGCATTTCAGGCTACGCTAGGTGGTTTTCATATCAACGATCCCGAAGATCCAACCGGGAAGGGCGGATTGTATGCGAACCTAGATGATGGCGGAAAATTCGAAATGCGACCAGATGGATACTTCCGCGCTGGGAACGTTTCGACCTACATTGAAGTCAGTCCTGGCGATAGCCAGCATGATGCTCAAATTGATATCCACTGCACGACGATGCACACCGAAGAAGACATGACGATTGCAAGCAATTGGAAATGGGACTTCGTTCCATCGACTGGGGCATTGAACCTATTGTATATTGGAGTTTAATATGGCTACTTTCCCAACAGATATAACCGTCCACCAAATAGGAAGTGAATGGGTTACTGGCACCAAAGTCACATGGAATCTTCAATCTGTTATTCTGCCAAAGCTTCAAATTGTTGCAAGTGAAGAAGGGTCTTCTGCATCTAGTTTGCATTTGTGGGCAAGACTTGCCGCATACAAAGACACTATTACTGCAAGTGGTTCTCCTTCTACGTCTTGGTTTTTTACGCCAACTACGGCGGCTATACAAGATAGTAACTATCGTCTTCCTGCTCCTATCGGTTCTTTTGATGCTCAGGGTCCGGTTGGTTTTATTTACCATGTTGGCGGCAATCAGGGTAGCACGAGAAAAATCGTCAACGGAGATTTTGCCGAGTGGTACTTTGATCTTGGCGTCGCTGGGCCGGGAGAAACCGTGTCAACCGCTTCTTATCGGATCACTCCAGGCTATTCTCAAACACCGTCTGGAAATGTAACAACATCTTTTACCGTGGGAACTGTTACTCTATCTTATGATAAAAACGGTGATGGGGCATCTGGCGTCACGTCGTCTGGCGTCCGTGTCGCGGCTTGGGAAAACAGCGGCTTCGGAATAACCGTTGCAGAAAACGGTTTTCAGTGGGACAACCACCGTTTTGTCAAGTGGAACACTGCCGCCGATGGAAGAGGGACAGACTACTTACCAGGAGCAACGTATACCGGAGATTCTGCCACACTTTATGCGATATGGGAGCTTACAACAAAGACTGTCACATACAACGCAAATCTTCCCACTGGTTCAAGTGCAAGTTCTGTGGTGCTTCCAAGATCTGAAACTGCAAACGCGAATGTTACGATAACAGTCGGTGCTGCGCCAACTGTTACGGATTTCGCCCCGCCATATACCTTCAGCGGGTACAATACTGCAGCTCTTGGGACGGGAACGCCATATGCTGCAGGCAGTGATTACTCCAGCCAATATAGTGCAACACTTTATGCCCAGTGGTCAACCGATTACGTCCGTCCATCATTCTCAAATGTGACAATTATCAGATCAGATGACAATGGCGATTATCAGGTAGATGGCACCAGACTTTTCGTTTCTGGACGAGTCACAGTTAATCCTACAACACATCTTACGAATATTCCGCGAACATTGGATATAAAAACAAAGAACAAAACAACGGAACAAACATCTGCGGTCGGAACCATCACGACGTTTACGTTGGTTTCTGGATCAACGTATGAGTTTTCCTTTATTAGCAATGCGAATGTTCTTGATGTTGGAACACCTTACGGTGTTACGCTTTCATTCAAAGACGAGTTTATGACGCAGTACCCAGCCACTGAGGGTATCAACTCTCCTCTTGTTTTTACAAAAGGTGATGCGATTGGTGTTGCGTTTATCACATTTTCAACAAACGCTAGAGGCCTATCCGCTGCGTTTGGCGGTCAAGCCGCAGGATCTGTCTCTGGCGCAGACAACACGGGCAATGGTCCTGGTCGTCTTGATGTCTATATGAACACCTATTTCCACGGAACAACCAACATAACTCCAGCGCTTGCGACATCTTCGACTCCTGGTATTGTGAAAATCCCGACAGACGGGTCTATTACAATTGACAATGACGGGACAATACATAGCTCTGGGTTGTCTTATGTTGCTCAGTCTGGCGGGGACACGAAAGAACAGCTTCTCAGCGATACCGGAACATCTCAATACCACAACGGTTGGCGTGAGGAAAAGTGGAGCGACGGAAGACTAGTCAAATGGAAATGGCAGCTATTCAGCGTTTCAGGAGACTTCAATTCTTTGCAGATGGGTATAACCAACGGCACACCATTCGTCGGGAGGCCCGATGTCTTTGTGGCAACCGGCCCAATTATAGACAATAATTCAACAACCGTGAAAACGGGCTGGTGGGTTTTCGGTGGCGTTTCGAACTTTGTGAACAATGACTATATGATTTTCGGCGTTCGTTCTGGCGGTTCCGGAAGAATGCTCTGCGAGGTTAGAATGGAAGGCCATTGGCAATAATTTGCCATCTCCAACTTTGCCCTCTATAATGGCATTATAAGGAGGTGAGACTGATGACTGAAGGTATTATTGTGGCCATCATCACCGGTGGATGCGCTGTACTCGGCCAGCTTTTCATCGCGCTATTGACCCGACGTAAAGATGAAATCAAGAGAGCTGTGTTAGACGAGAGGACGAATCAACGCCTCCTAATTATTGAGAAGAAACTGGATATCCATAACGGCTATGCCGAAAAACTTGGAGATATCCAGCAAGACCTAGCCGCCCTGAGGGCGAAGATAGAGGAGAGATAATCATGATCAACTGGAAAGTTCGTATCAAGAGCAAGATGTTTTGGGTTGCCCTTATCCCCGCTGTTCTGCTTCTCGTGCAGACTAGTGCGGCAATCGGCGGAGTTGAGCTGCACTTTGAAGCGCTGCAGGGCCAACTGCTTGATGTTGTCAATGCAGCGTTCCTTGTGCTGACAATCCTAGGTATTGTTACTGACCCGACAACGGCCGGCTTCGGCGACTCCGCGCTTGCCATGACATACGCAACTCCTCGTGTTTCTGACGAGGTTACTGATCTTGCCATGCAGCAGGCGATTATCGACACCTGCACTTTTGAGGATGCTGCGTAATGGATGCACGTGTCCAAAAGATGATAGACCTCTGGCTTTGGTTCTGCTCTGAAGCGAATCTTGGCTATGACCAGAGCAATCGCTGGGATTTCCCGAAGTATGGAGATACCCAGTATGCCGGTGAGTGTGACTGCTCATCTCTGATGTACCATTGTGCCGTGCTGGCTGGATTCAATCTGCCGACCTCCGGCACTCGGTATACGGGAACGATGAAACGGGATTTCATTAATGCTGGTTTCAAATGGTGCAATTTTTACAACATTTACGACACACCAGCTGGAGCGATTCTCTACAAGAGTGGTCATACCGCAGGTTGGACAGGTCGCTATATTTGCGAAGCATATGGCGACGAGCATGGCGGCAGCCGTGGCGGCCGTGATGGTGACCAAGCAAATGAGACAAGACTCAGCCCTCCACGTGGAGGTTGGGAAGGATATTTCTATTGGCCCGAGACTATTCCGCCGGTCGTGTGGCCTAAGGAGGTTGAACCCATGGGCGATATGGTAGATTACATCATTGAAGAAGGCAGCAACGGTATTGCCCACATGAACAACCAGCTGAGTTATTTCTATCGCTATGAGAAATGGGCAAGCGGCAAGTTGGTTTGTTATGTAAGCGATTATTGGAACGGCGGACGTGGAACACCATATGGTGGCATCAATGATACAAAGATGTTTTTCTTAAGCAAGACTTTAGAATTTCCTGAAATGAATGGTGGTCCTGCGTTCCTTGAACCGCCGCATATCACGTATTCTGTGCGGGCTGCATCTGGCTGGTCTGAAATCCAGTTTTACAATGTGTATAAGAACAAGGCCATGTTCTATGTCTTTGGTGGTAAAAGGGACATTCCAAAGTTCTATATGGATGTCACATTGACTGGTAGTTGGAAGTAAAGTCTACTTTAGATTAACCTTAAAGAGCGTCCTTAGCGGCGCTCTTTTCTTTTACTTTATGTTTCCGTGTGATATAATGCCGTAGACCTAATGTCAATAAAGGAGATTCCCCATGGCATCCAATGATGAACTTAAAGAACGAGTCCGCAGACAAGTTCAGGTTATGCAGGCAATATCCTCTAAAAGCTCTGCAAAAGTTTCAGATCCCATGGCCGTTGATAGATCGTATGTTCAACAAAAGCCTGATGGCTTTCAAGAAATGACCGACATTGATAAGGCTTTCAAGAAAGTCGGAGATATCGGTGAGGCGATTTATGGCCTTTCTGGATTCTCTCCCAATTGGCAAAAGACCAAAGAAGATTTTACATCTGGCACGCTGACGGCGAGACAGGCGCTTAAAACGGCTGGGTCTTTTCTTCTGTCGCTTCCTCTTGGTATGGCATCTGCCCCTTTTTCAGGAGCTGAAAAATTTTACGAAGCGGCAACTGGTCGTCCGACACAAGAAGCTATTGATGATTACTACATGCCTGACTACACGCTTTCTGACGAACAAAAGCGTGCCGCTGGTATTGACGCTTTGATTGATTATGTTGGTCTTGGCCTCGGTGGTTCCGGCTCTCTGCTTCGCGGTGCGGCAGGAACGCTGCGCGGCGCGAAAACAGCCGGAGCTGCATTCAGTGCTGCCAGAGCACAAAAGCCGCTCGCTGGAGTTTGGACAAAACCGGCGAAAGAAGCAGTCGAAAGAGCAAAACTTGCCGGTAGGCCGCAGGCTGAAATTGACCAGCTCGAAAAGGTATTCAAGGCAGGGCGTAGAAAAGAAACAGCAATCGGACTCACCTACGACATGGCAGAAGAAGGCGGCGAAGAGTACGCGCAAAGCTTGCTTGAGGATATTCGCGGTACGCAAGAAAAGCACGGCCTTGATGAAGATTCTCAAAGCAAGGCCGTTGAGGCGGCTATCCTCGGTGCTCTCGGCGGTCTTATCTTCGGCGGATTTACTGATGCCGCATCCCGTGTTGTTGAGGGAGCGCACTCGCTCGGAGCCAAAAGCGCCGTGCAAAAAGCAAAGCAAAATACAGACTGGCTCTCTCGGGTAGATGAAAAGAATGAAGATATTCTCGCCACGGTTCGCCAAGAGATCGAGGCCGACAAGGCGATATTGAAGAGTGAGCCGTCTTCCGGGCAGGCCGTTGGTCAGATGTGGGTTCCTCCAAAGGGGCATGATGCAAGCGCGACAAACCTTGGCCTGAATCCTTTGCTGAAGGCCGCTTTCAAGGAACAGGGCCAGGATCCGGCCCACGCTTTTACGCCCGTCAACGACTTCTTCCAAGGCTTCCAATACAACTACAACGGGCAAACGCTTAACTTCTTGGAAACGCTTGATGGTATGGCCAGGCGTGCAAGAGACGCAGCGGGGAACGACCGCGCTGCTTTTGAGCAAGCTGTTGATGCCGAGGCGAACAATGTAACAGCTGCTATCAACAACTATCTTGACCAGCAACGCCAACAGGGGAGAAGACTCAGGCTTGCCGTTAGCAAGAACCCTGGAGACAAGATCGCTTTCGTTGATGCCTATGTTGCACGGGTCAATCCAGGCGAAACAATTGCTCTTTCAAATATTCTTGATGTTTCTATCAACGCTGACGTTGACGGAGACAATTACACTTTTTTCTTCCTCGATAACGACGGTAAATCTGCCTCTGGCGCACCTTTTCGTAAGGGATCAGTTTGGCAATCTATTTCCGAGATGGCAACAGCCGACACTTCCCTTACTGGTGCGAAGTGGGAAAAGAAGTATAAGCAGAACATCGATAAAGCCAAAATGCAAATGGCTATTACCAACAATTTCACTGCCGCTACCAATGTTCTTTCCCGTCTTTATTCAGAGCTTTCGGCTGACGCTAAACAAGAAATAAGCCAGACTGAATACAATTCTTTGGTGAACGACATCTGCGATTCTCTCCGCCTCCCTGTTACTGATCAGAGAACAGTTAACGCCAGGGCACGGCTTATGGACGAGAAGCATAAAACAGCTCCTTTCCGCGACGTTTTTTCGATGTTTGGTTGGCTGAACAACAACATCGCTAATAACGCAGAGCAGAGAATGTCTGAACTTTGGGATGCTCTTACGACAGATACCGCGCAGACGACATCGGTCGATAGAGTTTCCGAACTTGAGTGCGCGACTGGAGCAACCGTTGTTACTAATGATTTGCAGTATCGCGAGGAGCTTAATGCTGATATCAGAGGATCGAAAGTCCTTACAGCTCCGTCGCAAACAGGCGTGCTCAATGACAGAGAAAACATCATCAATGCAATAGTCGATATGTTTGGTGCGCCGCAAAACGTATTTGCCTCCCCGACGAGAGAGAATCTCACTTTCTACCAAATGGTCAAAAGCTACACCAGACACACTGTTGACCTCCTTGCTCAGACGATACCCGATTCTGTGAAGCTAAAAGAACAGGCGGTAGAGAACGTATTCTCTTATCTCGTCAGACAGCACCTCAACATTGCCGCCGTTGGTGAGCACCCGCTGGAGTTTCCGTCTACGCTTGCCCGTGCCATGGCTTTCGAAAAGGCAAGAGCAGACACGAAGGTGAATGGGACGGCGGCCCAGAAGGTCACATTCACCGGTTACGAAGACGTTATGTCTTGGTGCGAAGCTGAGCTTAAAAGCAAGTGGCAAGAAGAAAAGCGCCGCTGGGACAAGATTAAGGTGCAGGTTTACGGCAATACGGAGCTTTCCTCTCTTGATGCTGCGATATTTCCAGAGTGGAAAGACTCTGATGCTCTCTACAATTGGTATAGCTGCGTCAAGGAAAAGGCTGCAAGCGACATTTTCTCTGGGACAACTCTGAACAGGACGATGGAATCCTATGTTGCGGAAATCGTGAACACAGGATCCGACCGCAATGTCCGCACAGAGAATGGCCAAATCAGGCGCCTGCTTAACGAGATTGCAAAAAGCGTCATAGCGAAGAACAACAAAGACCAAACAATTCTTGAATCCAACATTAAGAAGCACATCGCCGACAACGCTCAGATGCTCAACCGTATGGCGGCGACTGGCTGGAACTGGAGCGAGATTGAACGGTCTCCCGAACTTGGCGCATTTATCCAATACCTTTCTGGCCTTGGCGGAATCACGAGAAAGAACGATCTCCGTTCAATTTCCCTTCTGTCCGTGCAGCGATTTGTCGCTGCGGCGAAAGAAGACCAAACAGGCATAACCGGGAAGATCGCTCGTGGTCTTATGAGCGCGGACTCTTACACTGTTCTTTCGTCTGCGTCCGCTCTTGCTTCCTACAATGTTTTCTACAAGCCAAATGTTACGGTAGAAAACGGTACGATCAACGGCCTGGAGCGCAAGGACAGCGTAGGCTATTGCTGCGAACAGATTCTCAATGGCAAGCCACAGAACAATCAACTGGTACCTCTTACTGACAATGAAGTTTTAAGGCATCGGGAAACAATCCTTGAGGGCCTTGCCCAGATGGCAAGCGAATCTCCGCTTTACGCTAAAATAGCGACGCATTATTTTGCACAGCTCAGGAGAGAAGATGTTTCTGTCAGCACGATTAAAAGCATCGCAAAAGACCTGTTCCTAACTGCGGAAATCCTTTCGGATCCAGAAAGGTCTCTCAGCGAGAAAGAGGGACACGTAGCGACGATACTTGGCCTGGAGGACTACCAGAACTTCTGGATTGACAGCATCGGCAAAGAGCGTGACATGACCGACATCACGACGCCGACGTCTCGTTTCTCCCAGGTTGAAACGTTTTTCAACAGCGCTGCGCAACTCAATCTTGAATACACCAAGGCGTCTGCCGATGCTTTTATGACCTACCTGAACAGGGCGGACACGGCGAATGTCGAAACGACGTTTGCCCGCCTCGGCAAGCTCCACGAACTGCAAGGCCTGTCTGGAACAGACGGGATGCTTTCTTATGTTGCAGATAATATCCAGCGCGGCATGCTTTCTCGTTGGCGCAAGACGGAGAACACTCCAGCCTCTGGGCAAATGTGGAAGGCATCCTCAAGAGCGAAGATGGGCATTGTGCCATCTGAGGCTGCAAATGTGGCCTATATGGCCGGCGTTATGGACTGGAAGTACATTGAAGCTTCTCCCGGCGTTTTCGGCCAAATGCTTTTTACCGACTACCTTGAAAAGAATTTCCCGTTCTCGCTCAAGGTTAACATGCCTAATGGTGAGCACTTGTACCTCAGGAACAAGCAGGATCTCATTCGTGCTCTTATGAGCGAAGAGAATGCCGCAAGACTTCTCCCGAGAGATCGGGATGGAGAATTCCATTGGACTGCCGAGATCGCTCAGGCTATCCTTGATTACAATCCAGCGCTGATCAACGTCTTTAATCCAATTGTCTACAGCACAATGGAAAACAATGGAGCCTCAATTGAAAAGCCGGCGCACCGGTTTGAGATCCGAGGCTACCAGCTTGATGAGAGTGACAACCTTGACGCTGCTGGCCGTAGGCAGGCGAACGTCAACAACAGTTTCTTCGCCCAGCTGCAAGATTCGAACTTCAGCAATTTGCAGATGCAGGTTTTGGACGCGAAGATTTCCAATTCTCTGTTCAAGAATCAGGACGGTATGTTCCTCTTTGCGGCGACAATACCAAGTGCTGTTTTTGAAGAAAGTCAAAGCTACGATCAAATTTCTTACCAATGCAATCAGGTGAGAAAGATTTGGCAGGCAGCAGCCAAGGCTTACGCCATTGAGCAGAACCCAGCAGAGCGCGAAAAGATTATTTCCGGCTTTCTGCTTGGAACCAATGAAGAGGCCAGATATATTATCAATGCCGAAGCCTCGACGCTGGAAACAATCGGTGCTTTCGGGCAATTCGTCCAATCGATAAAAGAAGGTACTGTTTCTGCAAACCAAGTTTTCCTCGAAGGAATAACAAACGCTATCTTCAACACTCCCGGCGGTCTTTCTGCTGGTCTTTCCAATGCTATTGGAACTCTTCAGGCAAACGCGCAAGGCATTGTTACTCGTGGAGCAGACCTCCTTTATGGAATTGACGAACTGTACAGCGCATCACTGCTATCGCAACTTTTAGGAGACTTCGACAGAAGCAGCAACGGCCCTAGATATATTAACAGAGGAGATCTTGTTTCTGTTTGGAATCGATTCCTCGACGATCAAATAAGGGTTGCCGATGAAAACCTTGCACAGGGCAACGTCTCAAACAACGCACAACAGGTTCAGCTCGCTCAGGTTTTGCGCGATCGGCTTGTTCTGTTGAAAAATTTCAGCCAGGCCGGGAAGGTCAGACCAGCAAAGGGCGCCAAAAATCTCGGTGCGCTGTTCGACCTCGGCCCATTCGTCATGGCTCTTGACGAAGCTTTTGTCAATCCTTCAGACGAATCGATGCAGGCTCTGCGTGGCTATGTCACAGAAATAGAAGGCAGATTCAACAACCCAGAAAGAACAATTGCGTCTTTGATGGCGGGCGTCGATTCTTCTTCTCCTGTTACTACTAGCCAGCTCAACGACCTGCTGGATCCTGCAAAAATGGCAGGCAAGACGCCAGAAGAAATTGCCAACGAAAGACGTACTTTCGTCCGTAATGTTCTTGTCGGCAAAATCTCTTCGCTCGGTTCAAATGTTACAAGCATGGTAAGTCTTGAGCAAAGAGTCCGTGGAACTTTGAATGATTGTGCAAAGTCGCTCAGCGGGGACAATCTTTCTTCCGAGTGGATGACAGACGAAGACCGCAGACTGGTGGAAGAAATAAAGAGCGGAAAAATCTCCCTCGGAATTACCACGGCAAATCATCGTGCTTTCGCCCAGCAGTTTATCGGAGAGACATCTTCGGGTAATGCGGGAACGGGCGTTTCGCTTAACGCCAGCCTCCGTCCCAGCCTACTTTCTACGCTCG